TTCTTCAAAACCCACAATGGTCAAATCCACTGTGATGGTGGGTTTCCATTTCATCCAGTGATCACTGCGTTTGCATTCGTACGGAGCATCGAGATTTTTAATCATGATGCCTTCATATCCTTGCTCAACTGACGCTTCAGCAAACCTGCGCATAACATCATGTCCTTCCGCAGTGTCCAGGTTCACATCCATACCCGGCATGATACGCAAACAATCGGTTTCGTCCAACACCGTTTTTGCACTTTCTAGCCATGCTATACGTTTGTGCTGTTGCAAGTTGCAATGGCCTTCTTTGAGTGCATCCAATGGAATGATATCAAAAATGTGATAAACCATACCAGTTGTTTTGGCATTGCTTTTGCGTTGTGCCTGTTTCATCAAGGCTTGGAAATTCTCACCTACAATTTCACCATCCAACACAAAGTGTCCACCTGTGCCTCGACCGTGTTGGAATGCCCGACGGTTGTCCAAGATAGCCTCAGCAATCTGCGGAAAGTTTTCAAACTCCTTGCCATTGCGGCTGTACAACACACAGCTATTGCCCGACACCACTGCAATCACACGCACACCGTCCAATTTGACTTCCAGGCGTTTGATGCCCTTCATCTTCTTGGGGTGGTCGGTGGAGTCCTGTGCCAGCTGACAAGTAAAGGTAGGGATCTTCCATTCTGTTCGGCCCACAACTTTGTTGATGGTCTTTTCACTGATGCCGCATCGCAGGTCTTTGATCAGCACTCGACGACACAACATGTTCCATTCGGCACTGTCAAACTCTTGGCTCACGGCCGCAATACGATCACGAGCTTCGTGTCCGGTCAAGCTACGAGTGCGCAGTGCTTCACACAAGGCCCAGAACACAGGCCAGTTGTTGGGTTGGTTCTCAAGTCCAGTAGTCTCGGGTATTTGTTTGACGCCGAACACATAGAAAGGGTTGTAGGCCTGATAGCAGTTGAACAAAAAGCATTGAGCACTGGCGCTGCCAAGTTGTGAGGCCACATAGGCTTTTTCGATCACAGATTCTTTGTGTAATCTACTGTCGCTGCTTTCAAGATCTCGAATCCAGTCTGCTGCCAACTTGATCCCTTCAAATTCTTTTGTGCTAAAATCTATTTTGTTCATGTTATTTACTGTTGCGTTGCTGATGTTTATACTCTCGTTTAAGCCAATATTTGTATCGGTTAAAATACTCTTGTTGGCTGACAACAGGCTCTCGATGGGCCTGATGTTCTTCGCGATTTTCCATCCACATCTGTGTTAACCACAGACGAAAAGTTGATTGTTTCATTTGCAAGCACAGTCAATTATACTGTTTCCAACATGGCAGCCGGAACATTGTATCGAACACCAACATCGGTGTCGACCAGAATATTCTTCAGCTTGACCTTGTTGACTGTTCCGGTATAGGTCACACCAGTTTTACGATTGTGAAACTTGACGCGAGTACCAATCACAAAGGATCCAGTGTTGCGGCGAGTGAGTTGACTACGAGCAAATCGCACTGCGTCTACAATGCTGGTCAGCTGATCGTTGGTAAATGGGCCTTGAATGATGGCAGTGTTGATTTCTTGGATATTCATAACATACTCCTTAGTCAATTTGAATGTCGGCAATTTGGCCGTTGCGAAAAATAAAATACTCGTTGATCGCGCCATGGTAAGCCCAGATGCAATCGTTGCCTTTGGTCAAGGTGTAACACTTGATGCCACGCTTTCGATAGTGCTCCTGCACCAGCATGACTTCAAACAGATTAAGATCAGGATGGATTGATATCATGCTGCCGCCAGTACCGCCATCAAACTGTTGTTGATCATGTCCATCTCGTCGCGTTCCACATAGAAGTCTGTGGTTGGATCATAGTACTGACCTTGTTTGACATCATAGTAGAGCACACGACCCGAGAAGTTGAACGGACCTTCAAGTCCCGCCCGTGGACCGTATTTGACACGCATCAGGTCTGTCTCGAATTTGTCTGCCAGTACCTTGTAGCCCATAATCAACTCCTTTTGTGTCTGTGTATGTATATTATAGCAGAATGGCAATTTTGGGTCAACCAAAATTAGGCAAACAATTCTCCGTACATTTCTTCGTACACTGCATCAAAGTCTTCGCGGATCCATTCGATGGCATATCCGCGCTGGGCATAGTCATCGGCCATGACCTGCAGGTAGTGCAGGGCCTGTGTGGCGCTCATATCGCGATCAGCCATCAGGCTTAGATTACTGCAATGAGCAAAATTGTTGCTGTCTCTGTGGGCACTAACTTGGACAAATTGCTTGATCATCTCTGGCTCCTGTTTGCTGTTTATGCATTAATTATAGCAGAATGGCAATTTTGAGTCAACCAAATGCTTTTACCAGCCCAGAAAAGCCAATGGCTACACTTACAAGATTCACAAACATTTGTGGTTTATTTGCAACACGAATAGTCCATGCTAGAAACAGTATTGTTCCCACAAAGAATGTAAGTATATTGTAGGGGTAAGCCTCCGGGCCCATGGCGTTCAGGCTATGCCCGGCCACTATGAATACAGCGCCGGCCCACTGCAAAATTTCGTTAACATCTAATTTCATAACTGTATTATAGCAGAATGGCGATTTTGGGTCAACCGTTTTATGCCACAAAAAAACCCCTGATTTTGGGGTAATTTTTGTTGTTTTTTAGCAACAGATTAGTAAACTACATTGGCCCGGGCAGCGCTTTCGCTCACTATGGACGGTATCAAATTTGCCTGTGGTGGTATTTGATCTGGATCAGCAGGCACAACATTGGATGCGGTTCCTACGCCTGAACTGTTTAGTCCTAACTTGCTGCGTCCTTCTCTCAAGGTGGCCACTATTGCTTGTCCGCCTGCTGTGGCCACATTGGCAACATCTTCGAGATATTGCGCAGTGCCACCTACTTTGGTATCAACGCCGTAGCTGGGCAAAGAGAATATAAAACTTTGAGTGGAGGTTTGACTGGCCACAACATTTGCAACATCTATTGCGGCTGCTGTTTGGAAAGAGACTTCTGACGTTATCTGTGAACTGATTGCTGAGAAGTATGTGTTGAGTTCTGTGGTCTGTGTAGGGTTGGCCGTGATAATATTTCCAATTTCAGTTTGTGCTTGCCCAATCAAGGTCAGTATTGTGGCGTCCGATGCCACATTCCCCAACATGTTGTTGTAAATGGTAATTAGATTGGTCAGCTGACCAGCAGCATACAGTGAATTGATAACTGTGACAGAATTGTTTAAACTGTCAATGATGTTGGTGCCCACTGCTGTGCCAAGAATATCTGTTATCAGTATTGTGCCGTTGTCGCCAGAACCCGTGGCATAGGTGTTGGCATAGTAATCTAAATCTGTTTGCGGAACAGCCTGAGTCTGTGCAGTGATATCTGGCAAGTCAGTGTTTGTTTCCACTGCCAAGAATGCATCTGACAACTGTGGCAATGTCATTCTGCTGATGTTGGTAATTTGCAATAGAGCATTGGCAAGCGCTTTGTTAGCCAAAGCCAGGCCAGGCTCAGTTATGATGGACAAGCGCTCAAGACTTATACCAAACGGTGGCAGTGTAGTTTCCAAATTAGAATTCACTGTGTAAAATACACCTGAGCTGGTGTTGTTGGTGGTGGGAATCGTGGAACTTTGTCGCACTGCACATGCCAATGGGCGTTCAACTACTCGTGCTGCGGCTTCTTGATCTAAAGTGCTGTAGGGTGGCACAGGTTCGGGTGTTATATAGATGCCACGAAGACCATCAGCAGTGGCTGTTGTCAATGACGCATAACTGTTGGGCAGCATTATGGCTGGGTTTAATAAATCTGCCAATGAATTGATGTTGGGTGTCCATATGCCAAGTGTTTGCAGTATCTGTTCTAGCGTAGAGCCTGTTATGGCTGTCAGTGCCAAGTACATGATTTTTTGCACATCGTCAGTGACAATTAAATCATTGTTGCTTAGGTTCAATATGATATTTTCATTTATGCCGGCATCAGACAATGCGCCAATCAGCGGAGTTATTGTGCCCGATCGTAATGAGATTTGTTGTATCAAGGCCAAGGGTGATCCCAGGTTGGCCAAGTTACCTAAATTTATCCAATAGCCGGCATTGAACAAATCATCGCCCATGGCCTGAGTTGCCAAATTTACATCTGTCAATCCACCGGTGGTCAGACTATTCATGTTGGTGAATGTGTCTGCCAGATAAGTGTTGGCGTTTACAGCACTGTTGATAAAGATATTTGTAGTGTCTGCATACGCTGCTGCGGTGTTGAATATCTGTGTAAACTTGCTGACATTGTTGTTGCCCAAATACTCATCAGCAGTCAATGTAATGATGCCGGTCATGCCTGGATCAACAATGGTAGACGACACCGACGACACAGTTCCGGTCACTATGGAATCCGCCAATGCAGGACAACTATTGCCAATGTTGCCTGCAAATGTCTGTAGCGCTGTTTGTGTACTGCCGGGCAAAGAACCAGAATTACCAATGGTTGCAATCAAATTTGCCAACAACGGCAACGAGGTATAATTGGTGATTGCTGTTGTCAGTGTAGAAGGAATGTCAATTCCTGTATTTTGCAGCAGAGCAGCACCTGCTTGCAATTGCAATGGTGTTAGTATTGCTGCCATTATGCAGCCCTTACATTGGAGCTACCACCTGATCGTGGATGACCGCAGGTGTCGGTATCTCCAGTTCGGATCACTGGCTTGCCGCCGGCTCGCACTGTGGCGCTGCCACCTTTGACTGTGGCAGAAGCATGTGGAGGATGCGGTTTTCCCCACGGAGCATGCCCAGTGACACCGTTGCCCGCGACAACAATAGGACTGCCATTCACTCGTACAGAAGCCACGCCACCGGTGGCTTGACCGCCTGCTGAATTTGAATCGCCTACTCGCTGTACTGCTGGCATGTTATCCTAGTATAAGTTTTTTCTCCGGCACCCGGATGCCAGTGGTTGCTTCAATGTACTTCATTTTGACTTCTTCGTCAGTGAGTGCATAGATTGCAACATTGTTAATATTTAGTGTGACAGAACCCTTTCGTTCTGCGGTAAACACGCTGGGTACAAGACCAAGTCCTTGTGGGCCCGGTGCCACACTGACTGGCTCGCTCACTGTGATAAAATTGTATTCAATCAGTTCTACTCTTGCAATCAGTTCTTCTCCTGAATTGAGTTTAAATGTGCAAACCTGTCCCATTGTTTTTTCAATATTCATTCTGTTAGTTTCTTTCTAAGTTCTGTAAATCCGCCCACCAGTTCTTGGTCCAAGAAGATTTGTGGCAGTGTTCGAGCTGTTGGTACAGCTTCTAATAGTTGTTCTCGGGTCCAGGTGCCTTGTGTAATATTGCGTTCTTCGTAATCTATGCCGCGGCTTTCTAACATCGCCTTGGCTTGAACACAGTAAGGGCACGAGTCTTTTGACCATATAATTGCTTTCATTTATTTTCCTTCTTTTGATTTGTTGTATGTTTTGGCAAAGATGTCTGCTTTCACAACACCGTAGTCACCAGGACCATGTTTCACAATGTAGTCATTGCCCTTGGTATAATTTAAATCTCCCCAGCTGGCTCGGACAACACCGTCATGGTCGGCAATCTTTGCCACCTTCATGATTTTCTTGGGTGTTGCTGTGCCATCACCATTGTCGTCGTAGTATGCAGCAAACTTGATGGGGCTCACAGGATACTTCTCACCTTTGGGACCAGTGATGATCTTGTGACCCACGGTGTAGTCCACAGGTCCTTCTAGTGTATCTACTGTGCCGTTGTCTGTGGCAGTTTCATAACTGATAGGTGTTGGGTGTTTGTAGGTCTGGAAACCGCCAGCATCAAACCAGGCATCATCTACTCCGGGTGCGGTTGCTGCAATAGATTGTCGAATATCGTCATTCATTTTTATAGCTCCGGTAGTTGTTCGTAGTCCAGGTCAGACGACATCACGCCAATGACATAATTTGTGCTTTCATTTTCTTGCAAAGCTGTCTGCTTGTTGGCTGTGTTTGTATGCTTGTTGAACCACGGAATGGGGGTTGAACGAGGTGCAGGTTCTTGATACTTGATACCAATTTCTTTCAGTGCGCCCACGGCTGTGTAGTCCACAAAGTCTTTGAGAATGTTGGCATTGAGTCCAATCACTGGACCTTGATTGAACAAATAGTCGGCCCAGGCTTTTTCTTCACGAATCACATCTAGATACATTTGATACACTTCGGCTTCGCATTCTTGCTTGGCTCGGGCAAAGCGTGGATCTTCTTTGACCACCTGATTGATGATCCAGGCTGTCCAGTCCTTGTGTAGAATTTCGTCTTGCAGTATCAAGCTGATGATATTGCCATTGCCAATGAAGATTCTGTTCTCAACCATGGCCAAGCTGGTGGCAAAGCTGACCATGAATCTGAACGCTTCTAGTCCGTAGCTGGCATTCAGTGCTAACCAGATGGCTTTGATGTGTTCATATTCGTCAAAATCTTCTTGTAGTTCTTTGCGGCAGTTGATCATGTGCAGGCGATCATAATACAGGCCAATTGTACTGGCCATTTCAACAATTTCTTTTGTGTCATGGATTGTGCTGAACACATCCTTGGGCACATTGTAGATGTTACGGATGATGTGACTGTAACTTCTACTGTGAATGTTGGTTTCAAAGAATCCCCAGTTGTACATTAAGGCTTCTAATTCAGGAATTGATACCACAGGAGTAAACACCTGTGTGGGTCCACGACCTTGTAAACTGTCCAGTGCTGTTTGACGCAGCAGGTTTGATGTAAAAATATGTTTGACTGTGCTGCTGGCTTCCTTGAAGTCGTTGGCATCCTTGGTCAGGCTGACTTCCTCGGGCACCCAGAAGAATCCGCGAGCCTCTTGTTCAAATTTTACAATCTTGTTGTATTTGACTTCTTCAAAGCGTTGAATGGTCACAGGACCCGCAGGATCCAGAAACATCTTACGATTGAGATAATCTGTTTTTGTTTTTAAGTTGTATTGCGCTTGGCTCATTTTAATATTTTCCTGTTATTCTTTTTTTGCATCAATGGAGTAAAACCAATCATCACCGGCTGACCAATTGCGCTCGTACGCATCCAACATCACATCACAAATGGTTTCTAACATTACGATTTATTTTCTTTATTTAAATAAATCCACTAGCTCTAAAGCCAATGCATTATTGCCCAAGACTGGACTCAAATCCTTGTGTTCATCTCGGTACATTTTAAGTTTTTTTGGATTGTTTGCTAAACTGGCAGAAACATTGCTCAATCGGTCTGCACTCTTTACCAATTCACTTCCCGGAGTTTGAGCAATCTTGGCAATGGCATTTGCCATTTTTTCTTTTCGGTTCTCTCCGCGTCCTGTCACTGCCCAAACTATATTGGCAACATTATCACCAAATTGTTGTTTGATTTGTTCTAAGGTAACATCTGTATCTTCCACTATATCATGCAACCAAGCAGCAGCAATTATTTCCGGGTCTTGTGTAATTGTTTTAACACGGGCAACAACATCCGCCAAATGAGTGACATAAGGGTGTACACCGTATTTTTGGTTCTTGTGTGCATCAACAGCAAGAGTTTTTGCCTTGAACTCTATGTCATCTGCACTTTCTAACAGTTCATTTATTTTCATACCATTTCATGCTAGAGCTTGCATGCCTCGCAATCTTCTTGATCATCAAACTCAATCGCTTCCAATGGTGCAACAACTTCGTCTTGACCTTTGCTACCTGCTTTGTTGATCAGGCTGTAGTAGAAAGTTTTTAGACCCCAGTAGTGCGACTGCATCAAGTTCCGAGCAATTAGAGTTGTTGGTACCTTACGATCTGCAAAGTGTGCAGGATTGTAGAATGTGTTGGTACTGATGCTTTGGTCCACATAGGCAGCTAGTACTGCGGCTGTTTTCAAGTAGCCATCACAATCTTTTTGTGCCCACATCAGTTGATATTTGTTTTTCAACCGGTTGTATTCGGGCGCCACTTGAATCAAACTGCCGGCCTTGCTTTCTTTCACAGTGATCAGGCTCATGGGCATTTCAATGCCGTTGGTTGAGTTGATGGCCACCGAACTGGATTCAACAGGAGCAATTGCTCCATTAGTAGCATTACGAACGCCACTCACTTTCATTCTAGCACGAAGTGTTTCCCATTCAAGTTCCGGGGTAAAATCAGTCAGTTCATTGACTCCTACTGCACGAAGTTCCCAGGGAAACTGTCCTTGGCCATAGCGTGTGTGATCACTGCCTTCACATCGGCCTCGCTCCTCAGCCAGTTCAACACTCATCTCAGTTAGATAATATGTCTGATGTTCCATCCAAGTTTTGACTTCTGCCAGAGCATCCTTCTCACCATATTTCAAACTACGCTTGGCATGCCAGTAGGCAAGATTGGTGATACCAATTCCCAGTGGTCTGATTTCATCGTTGCTCAACTTCGACTGAATTGATAGGAAATCTTGATAGTCCAGTATATTATTGAGGCTTCTATGTAGAATGCGACAAGCCCTGCGCATATCTTCAGGATTACGGAAGGCACCCCAATTAATTGAACCAAGAGTGCATAAAGCGATGCGCCCATCAGCATCATCGAGACGCTTAAAAGAACGAGTAGGTAAAAGTATTTCACAACAAAGGTTACTTTGGTAAATGGTGTGGTATTCAGGATCAAACGGTCCTTGCTTCATCACATTGTCAATGAACACTAGATAGATGCGTCCAGTGTCTGTGCGCTCCTTCAAGATGCCTGATTTAAATACTTCTTCAGCACTCATAGTTTTCTTACGCAGGCCAGATTGCTTTTCATACTTTACATAAAGTTCTTCGAATAGTTCTGTATTACTATAGAACGCTTGATACAAGTCGGGCACTTCGTTAGGATCAAAGAATGTTATGTCTTCTTTGTTTTTAAATCGTCTCCAGAAGAATGCTGACAATACGACTCCATAATCCATGTGTCGAACTCGGGTCTCTTCAGTCCCTTGATTGTTCTTGAGTACAATAAGATCATCAAATTGATGATGCCAAATAGGGTAAAACACAGTAGCACTAGCATTACGAATACCTCCTTGACTACAACTACGCAAATCTCCAAACCATTTCTTCAAGAATGGTATCATACCTGTGTGCATGATCTCACCACCACGAATGGGCGAACCTAGTGGACGCAATCTACCAATCTCTAATCCAATGCCAGCTCGCTTGCTGGCATACTTGGCCATCATTTCACCAGACGCGAAAATACTATCCAAATCATCATCTGATCTAATAAGAACGCAAGATGAAAATTGTTTCGTAGGAGTACCAAGCCCAGCAAGAACAGGAGTAGCAAGAGTAAATAGCCCATCACTGGCAGCGTTGTAGTATTCTTTGATGAAGCGCATTCTCGCTGTGTTCGGTTCTTCTGAGTGAAATACAGTAGCGGCCGCGACCATGTATCTAATTTGTGGAGTTTCATAAATTTGTCCTGTTGAACGATTTTTAACTAGATATTTTTCAATCAGCTGTTCAATGGCTGCATAACCATACAGTTCATCTTTGCTGTGGTCAATGAAAGAATCCATTCGGTTCCAATCATCTTCAGTGTACCATTCCAGCAGCTCAGGAGTGTACAGGCCAGTGGCCACATTCTTTTTTACAATCGTGTACAGTGATGGCACATCATAGCTGCCGTACACATCTTTTCTCAACATGCTAAGTCTTTGTTTGCCGGCCACATATTGATAGTTGGTATGGCCCACATCAGGATTTGATTCAACATCGATCAAATCCACAATAGCTCTAAGTGTGATACCGTCAATTTCTTTGGTGGTGATACCATCGTAGAAATGCAATTGTGCTTTGATCTCCACCATACTTTGGCTGACATCTGCTATGCCTTGGCACACTTTTGCTACTTGGGTTTGCCATTTTTCGATGGCCATGATCTCGCGCCGACCGCTTCGTTTTACTACATTGATTGTTGACATTTACTTCTCTTGTTATTTTACTTGTACTGCTGTGTTATCTGTGACTGGTGCAGGCTCTTCTTGACTTCTATCTCCGAGCTGGTATTTAATACAACTGTCCGGTCCCAATTCAGTATATATTTAGATTTGTCCACGAGGACTAAATTACGGCCATCATTGGTCAAAACCAGCTCTGCAGAGTCCATATCGCCACGATTCAAGCATGTTATAGTATACAGGATTCCCAGCCCTCTTGCAACCTCACAATACATGTTGTCGCTCAACAACTGCCAAGGATCCGGCCAAGTGATTTGGTCGTCCCAGTGCAAATGGTAAGCAGTCCAAGGAGATTGAAACCACCAAGAGTTAATGGTTTCCAGTGCCGATTCAACAGGCTGGTCAGCAACTTGTGTTCGAAGTTGATTCCAGCTGTCGAGTCTTGCTTCAAATGTTGCAGGCCACTTCAATGTATATGGTTTATGCTGTAGGTTATCGATCCACCGGTGCCGGTATTTGTGCTGACGTAGTTTACAAAAATTTCATTACCGGTCTGTGACACTGTCAGCGTGATGCCAGTAGAAGTATTTTCAGAAAAATCATCAGTGTATGTTAGCGCACCGGCGCCGTCAAATAAAACAACAGTAATTCTGCCAGTTCTATATGCAGTGCTTCTAGAAATGCTGTAATCAATGTTGAGTGACCAGGTGTCAAGTTCACTGTAAGAAAAAGCAGCAGTGGGCGAAGTTACATTGTTGTTCAATGTTGCTGTGAGGCCAGATTCTCGCACATACGGACCCATGGCCAACTGTTGACCATTGGTAAACGCAATGCTGGCAGTGCCATTCAAATCAACTCTGGGATACAGTGTGGCATATTGGTCTGGTCGATCAAAAATATCGCCAACGCTGATGTTGTTGGGCGATACAAAATCAATAATGGCAGTGTAGGGCTGTGTGACACCACCAAAGTGGTTGCCGACATCACCGAATGTATTTTGTGCAGTGGCATTGCGTTCCACTTCAAACACAATGCCGCGAGCATAGATAGTATCAAAGTCGCAACTTTGTATGCCAATACCACGCGGGTCATAGGCAGAACCCAGGGGGTTTGGCTCAACCAGTATGCCTTCGAACAGTGTGGAGAAATGTGATCCAGTAAAGTCAATACCACGCACCTGCTGATCTGTTCGCATGCCATAGGTACAGCCGGAGAATGTACAGTTGTCAAACTTGATCTGATGCGTGTCATTGGCAGCAGTACTGATAAATTTAACACACGAAATATCGGCCACAGCCGATGTCAAATCAACAGTGGTCAATGGTCCAAGGAATTCAACCTGATTAAACACAAATTCAGTTGCCTGTTCTATACATGCAACATCTGTTGCTTTGAGACTGGCAAAGGCCATATTTTCACATGTGACACTTATTGGAGGTTGAGCGCCATTGGTGCCAATGTTGACACCGGTCTGTTGTAGGCTGTCGCCAGTCTGCATTGTGTAAACTGCTGTGGCAGTTGCTGTCAGTTGAATAATACTGTTCTTGGGGCCTTCGCCAATCAGTGTGGCATAGGGTGGAATAACAATAGTGCCTGAAACTTTGTAAATGCCAGCTGGAAAGAATAAACTTCTACGAATTGCAGGATTCACTTCTCTACAGTACAATTGATAAAGTGCGCGGTTAATGGCCGCAGTGTCGTCAGCAACACCGTTGCCAACTGCACCAAAGTCTTTGACTGTGGCAAATTGATCCATCCAGTTTTGCAAGGACAGTTGAACCGGAGTTCCGGGTGTTGCACCTGTTTGTACTGTGTATCCGGTGGCTTCTTGGCCCGAATATACATAATCTTGCACCAGATACAATAAGTCAGAAAATTCAGTGAGAATTTCTGTATTACCAATTACTGGAGCACCTTCTTCCAATGTTCCGTTACCAATGAACAATCTGCGTTCGTCGATACTCCATCCCAATTCAGCGCCTGCCAATTGCGGTAGATCTTCTTGTAACCCTTTACGCTGGGTAATTCGCGAAATTTGTACAATAGCCAATTTAGTTGTCCTCTGTTGTCAACTATTTAGCAGATAATACTGTTCGACTCTTTTCCACCATTGGGATTTCCAGTGGTCAAATTCCGCACCTTCAATGACAAATTCTTGGTATTGCGGTGCGCTGGTCACATTGCCCATGTCATCTGTGGTGGGTTTAACGCACATTAAAATGACACCTTTGCGTATGTCTGTGCCGTACACTTCGTTGTGCGCTTCGGCATAGGCACACAGTTGCAAGAAATAGTCTTCAATCCACTCAATTTTTTTGGGCTTGTTTGTTTGCTTAAAGTCCAAAATACTTTGTTGGTTGTTGTGCATGCCACAGCAGTCTGTTGTACCTGCGTAAATGCCGGGAAAGTACAAGGGCACTTCCACACCCCAAAACTCATCTACATTTTTAAGCCCGTTTTCGATCACAACTTCGGCCATGGCGTGACTTGCCCATCCAAACGGATTGGTGCCTTTGTCTTTGATTTCGCCTGTCTTGACATAGTTTTCAAGATAGGTGTGCATTCTTGTGCCGCGGTTGGCCGCTTCTGTTGTGATTTGCTGTGCTTTTGTTTCGCCCACTGCTTTACGCCAGTTGGCCAGTGCAATGCGACTTTCTGCAGGTTTGGTCTTGTCAAGAATAGTGGTTACACTAGGAACCCTGTTGCCATCAGGAGTGGCATATAGACGTTTTCCGTCCACTTGCTCTCGGGCAAGTGAGTGATAGTTGAATTTTGGATTGTACATTGGTTAAAGATTTTTGTGTATGAGTTTTGATTCAGTTTGGTAATGACCCCATACAACAATACCATGCTGGTTGATATGGTGTTGATGTATGTCATATTGTGTTGTTGCTTCTTTTATTGCGTGTGTTTTTAATTTACCCAGTATGTTTCTTACCTGAGAACTATTGTATTTTTCTACTAGATCTACACGACTAGTCAACTCGTTCCATTTTTTTGCTAGTATTTGAGCAGTCCATAAATCTAACATTTTCATTGTTTTATGACCAACCACCATTGGTAGCTTATAAAATTTGTCTGACAAACTGTTGCCAGACGCTAACTCGCTGTATAGTTCCCCAAGATCTGGCACCACATGAGACTCAAATGCAAAGTACACTTCCTTGATATCAAGCCCCCAGAATCTTTGATAAGCAGGATCAGCTGCTGGACTGTTTGGTAAAAATGACCAATTGGCCCATGAAGCTCTTAACAAGCCCAATTCAAAAAACTTAACATAAGAATTAATTAGACTGTCAACTGTTTGCCCCGGTAACCCTAGTATGCATTGCAGTTCTGTCTTGCGAAATTTTTCAGGCGGTAAGTTATTTCTTAGATTGTTTGTCATTTTAACAATAGCTTCCCACGGAACTGCTGGACGATCGATTGCCTTTAATACATCTTCATCGGCATCTTGAAGATTGATCACAGGCGGAACATCATACACAAGACTATTTTGAGTAATAATATACTCGGTTACATCTTTCTTGAGTTTGGGAGTGTTGTTCACTATAAAAGAAAAACTACGAGCAGGATCATATAAAGAAATTGCATAATCAAACGCTTTTATGTCATCTGGCCATTGTCCAAAGTTGGCATCTGTTTCTCGTATGGCCACATTTAGTCGATGGAACAAATCAATATCGTGTTTCCAGTTGTGTGTACGACGTTTGACTTTTTTAGTTAAATTTTGTGACCAATCACAAAATGTACAACTATACATACATCCTCGGGCAAATTCAATAGCCCAGTATTGGTCTTCGATTGGAATTCCGTAAGCTGCCAGATGATCACGCACTTCGGCCATATGAGCTTCTTGACTCACATAAGGACTTTGACTTAGGTAAAGTTCATCTGTCAACGTTTCGTGCGGATATATTTTTCTTACCCCATTGGCATTTTCAATAATGTTAACAAACTCGTCTTTATTGAACAGGAGCCCGGAATGATAATCAATAATTTGCTGAAATGGTCGTTCGCCGTCGCCGTACACTACATAGTCTATATACGGATGGTTGATGAAAAAATCAACTTGGTTGTCAGTCTCTGTTTCTTTGTGTACCGATAGTTGCGGACCGCCGCAGACTATAATTATATCTGGTAATTGTTTTTTAACTTCTCTGGCAATGTGATATTGCAAGTCAAAGTTCCAAACATAGAATCCAAGACCCAAAATATCAGGTTGTTCTTGCACAATTTTATCAATTACAACATCCATTGGATCTAATAATACAATCCCAGGAAGCAACCATTTTACATTGGGATTTTTTCCATGCAGTTCGTACCATTTTTGCATGTAGAGCCATGCAGGATTTACACTGACTTTTTCATGCTTGATTAGTTGTGTCAGACTATGCGAACAAAATTTTACTCTCATCTAAACTCTGAATGATTCTCCGCAACCGCAGCGGTCGCGCTCGTTTTTGTTGATAAACTCAAAACCTTCGTTGAGGCCGTTCCTTTTGAAATCTACTATCATGCCATCCAAGTACGGCAGGTGTTTGGGATCAATGAACACCCGTACACCATTTGAATCGTAATGTCGTACACAATGCAAATTGGGATTGTCTACATATTCTAACACATAAGCAAGTCCCGAACAACCAGTGGTTCGTACACCAATTTGGATGCCTTCACCGCGACCGCGAGCGGCTAAACTTTTTTTAATTTTTTTAGCAGCAGTGTCAGTGACTTCGATCATTGCGCTGGATGCTTGATTCTATAGTCAGCTACCGCCGCTTTGATGGCATCTTCTGCAAGTATTGAACAATGAATTTTAACAGGGGGAAGGGCAAGCTCAGTAGCAATTTCGCTATTTTTGATCGTTTCCGCCTGCTCAAGGGTGAGTCCTTTGACCCATTCAGTAACAAGCGAACTTGACGCAATCGCGCTGCCGCAACCGTATGTTTTAAATCTTGCATCTGTGATTACTCCGTCGGTGACTTTGATTTGCAGCTTCATCACATCGCCGCAGGCCGGAGCCCCGACCATGCCTGTGCCGACATCACCATCTTCTTTGGCAAAGCTGCCTACATTTCTTGGGTTCTCATAATGATCAACTACTTTTTCTGAATAGGCCATATGTTGATTGTTTTATAATTTGATAAAAAAGCCGGAGTAACCCGGCCTGTTGCGATTTACTGTGGCACAATGTTAGATGCTTGCAGGCCTTTTTGTCCTTGAACTACATCGTAAGATACACGCTGATTTTCTTTGAGGACCTTGAATCCATCTGTTTGAATTGCTGTGTAGTGTGCGAACAGTTCTTCTCCGCCTGCGTCTGGAGTAATAAACCCAAAACCTTTGGTTTCATTAAACCATTTTACTTTACCTGATGCCATTTAAAAAATTTCCTGTTGTATTAAATTGTTGAATTTACAGCTATCGTAATAATAGCTATGCGTATAGTATACTACACTCTCAGTGTATTTACTAGTCTTTTGAGTATACTGCGATTTTGAGTGTGTTACTGACGGCGTTTCATTGCCGACTTGGCATTGCTGTTGACCACTTCTTGAGCTTGATCAACACTCATGCCGGTGGCAGCTTCTGTGTCGCCTTTGAAACTGATTATGTCTGAACCAGTATCAATTGGGTTGAGGATGTTGCTGAGTGGTTCAGCAGCAACCATGTCATTGAGATTGGTGTCGTTTACATTGACACCCACAGAGCGGGCAAGTTCGATGAATGTTTTTTTGCTAATTTGTTTTGCTGCTGCTTCGTCATTGGCTCGGTCGCTGAGAAAGGTGGCCAATGCCGCAAGTTTTTGACCATCAGCTTGATCTTCAGCGAACTCTCGTAAACGCATTATCTGCGATCGCGACCTAGACCAGCCGAAACTGGTTCTTCAATGTCTGCATCAACATCGATGTCTAAATCATCTGCTGGCGCAGCAGCCATTGGATCAGCCATTGGATCAACTGGTAATTCAGCAGCTACATCGCCGCCGGGTATTACTGGAGCTTGACCAGTGACTGTGCCCATTGCAGCTTCCAATTGTGTTTTGGAGCCCTGCAAGTTTTGAACCATGCCGCCCAGTGCAGCAGTTGCGTCGGCATTGAATTTTGTTGCTTGCTCGTAGCCAATTTCATTGCGAATCTGATCTACCAACGCAGGCAAATCTTTAAATTGTAACGAAGTGACCTGTTCAATCATCTTCTGTACTTGGTCAACCATGTCTTGACTGGCCAGGATAACCTGAGCTTGTTGCACTTCGCTTTCACTCAAACGGCGACCAGTTCTACGACGGCTTTCTGCGGCCACTGCTTGCAGTGCTGCACCTTGCACAAGTTTTTGTTCGTCTGGTGAAAGTGTCTGTCCGGCTGCGCTTTTGGTCATGGCAGCTTTGAGTTTGGGATCTTGAATTTTGGCCAGGGCCTGTTTGGTCTTGGCTGGATCAACCGCAGCAGTGCCATCAGTGCTTGGAAATTCTTCACGAAGTTTCTTGGTCAGCACTTGTTCCATCATTACCAACTTTAAGTAGGCTGGGCTTTTTTCACTGCCATGATAGGAAGTGGTGGCACGGTGCTCGCTTATCAAGCTGCGTACTCGGCCCAACATGGCATGTGCATGGCGCTTGGAAATTGATTCAAAGGTAATGGTATTACCAAAGTAACTTTCGAATACTTTAGCGATTTGTTTTGTTTGTGGCAGCACGGCCAGGTCTTGCAGTTTCATTGTCGAATCCTTGTTGTTGATAATATTTAGCCCAGTTGACACAAATGTCTAACCTATTTTCTATCTCTTTTTTCTGTATAATTTTACTTTCCAGCTTGGTCAGTATAATTTCATGCTGATCAGCAGTTTTTGCACGATCACCCAGGGCAGCTCTGGTGTTGATATCCACTGTTAAAAAATGTAAATTATTGTCCAGCTGTAGTATATCCCTGGCTGTGTTATACCGCGCAAACTTGTCGGCAATACACCAGCTCAGTGCTGCTCTTGTGCTGTGAAAAAGCCCAACTTCAGTTAGAGAACAGTATACTCTGTAGCCTGCTGATTCTTTCACAATGCGATAACGCCCAAATACTTGGTATTCTCCAGCATCATTTTTCCAAAGACTGTTGGACTGTAGCGCCGCAAACTCAGTTTTAAACAGGCGTTCAAATTGTGTGTCTAGGGTCATTTAAGAACGTATTGTGTAATAAGGTACCCAACCACAGCAACTAGTGTACCAATGGTACCTATGCCCCAGTTGATCAATTGATCATTGCGTTTTTCGGCCATGGACTGTACCATGTCGCGCACTTCACAAATGATTTTTTCAAGCTGAGAAATTTTAGAATCTACATTATCCAATCTTGATTCCAACGCACTGTAGCGTTCAGCACACAGTTCCACATGTGCTTCTAAACTTTTCTTTTCAATATTGGTAGTATCAACCATTTAAGTCTCCGTTGATCTATTTATGGAGACCGGAACAAACCAAATATTCTGAGCCGGGCCCTGAGTGACAATGGTCGATGCCAATTCGTGCTTGTTATCCAGTCCGGTCAGCATGGGCACACCATCCGCATCGGCTCTCAATATGCTGGTGGGATCAACATCATTGCCGTATATGTTGTCAGATTCTGTTTCGAATTCAAACATCCATGCACTGCGTGATGTGTCTACTATGGGATCTTGCAGGCGGAACAGCTGAGTTCTTAGTCCAAGAATCTGTGTTACGGTTTCCCAGTTGCGTTGTTGATTTCTAGCACGATTCCAGGATTCTGCATCGGTTATCATATTTCCTGCATTGTCGCGAAACGGAATCCTTGACGGTTTAAAATGTCCTGTAATTCCAGTGGCTGTTATGTCAAAGAAAGTTTGTACTGCATATTTCATTTGTTCTTTTTACTCAATTCATACAGCACTTCAACTTTACTGCACAGTTCATTGAGTGCTACATTGTTGTGCCGGGATTCAAATATTTCTGCCCAGCGGCGCTTGTGTTCTAATTCATCTAGTTCTTGTTTTAGTTTGGGATCTTGATAATGCAGTGACCGATTCTGTGCGCCTGGGTGACGTGCATACACTGTCCGGCCGCCATCTGGACTTTCAAATATCGTCACTTCGGTAATCTTGCTCACCATCATAATGAAGTATTTAACGCCAAAAGAAAACCCTGGGTTTTAATCCAGGGTTTTTGTATCAAAAACTAATTGCTTAGTTTGTGAATGTTGCAGTGGCTGCTGTACTACCGCCAGTGGCAGTGTCTAGTGTAGCAGTGGTCCAAGCGCCTGTGGGATACACAGCAATAGCCAGTGTATCTGTACCAGCGTCAGTGACTTCGTACATGGCAATAGTGGCCTTGGTTTGAATGGCAAGCATACATGCATTCAAAACTGCGCCACTAGTGGCCAAACTTGCCAAAGTGATTGTGAAGAAGTCTAACTTTGGACCAGCCAAGTTAACTGTGACAGCACTGGTTGCGCTGTTTAACGGTGTTGGATAACCAGCACCTGGTGAAGATGCTACTGTTCCAGAGTCCATGTTGGATACTGGTTGGTATGTGCCGTTCGTTGCTGTTGTGATATTTGCCATTTTAAAATCTCCTAAAGTATGTGGTCTTGGTTGACCTACTTTTATTTATGTATTTGGAGAAAAATTACCGGTTAGGCTGCTTGTTCTGGGTTGTTTAGAGCACGGTTTCCTGCACTGAATCCAAATCTATTCACCAGTTTGGCGCGGCCTGCTGGTGTTGCTAGTACCCAGCCTTCCTGGCCTGGCTGCTGACGATCCAACTGTGTCAACATGTCAGTTTTGATATCGTGCAACAACATGAACGCTGCGAATGCTGCGGTAATGCCGTCGGTGTTGGATCGCGGGCTTTGTAAATATTCCACAATGTTGTTGAATTTGCGTGGTGTCACATTGGCCTGCAACCAGTCACCAAAGCCATTCAGCAGGTTGTCGTAGTTGCTGGTAATTCTAGAATTGATATAGCGTTTGCATAACTGTGGTAAGTCAGTGATACCAGCTGAACGAAGGTCCGCAGGATTGAACAATCCATCAATGTCTTTGCCGTGAACAGAAATGATTTGACTCAGTTGCTTGACCAACTGAGTATTGAGTTCGATATTTTGAATGTCTTTGACACTGGGTTCAATCAACAACAATCCTGGAACAGGATCCAGTGCGATGTTTTTAATTGCAGTAGGCGAACTGTCAGGATCTTTGTATCTGGTGTGAATTGCAACACCCACTTCGCTGGCAGCAATACGCTGCCCCAGCTGACTACCAGCAGGTATCTTGTATTCAACAAAGTTTGGTTGGAACACAAATGCGCCAGCAACTTCGGGCGGAGTGTTGGTGTACAACAGATCGCCTTGCACATAGCCGCGCATGTTTTCCGGAGTGGCAGCCCGTAACAGAGGAAATAACTTTTGATAGATAGCTACCAGTTCAGTTCTGTCACCTTTGCGCAGGGCCATTATTTGTTGAATATGCTCCGGTGATGTGGCCAAGCCGTCGTAGCCTTTGGCACTGAATCCGCTTTTGTCTGTGAGCACAAATGTGCCGTCAGGCTTGCGTCCAAATATAATGGCGGGCTTTCCATCCCACTTGACAGTGGTAGTTGCTCTAGTATTTTCAGCAGCATGTCGCATGATGTCCACTGCTTCACGAATGCCCCGGGTTCCTTTTTCAAACACTAGATCTTCTAAGTGTTCAATTCTGGCATCCTTTGCACCTTCCACAATGACCTGCATGCCTTGATTCACAATACGATCACGCAGGCGTGCAAGAAAATCCACTTCGGTGTATTCTTTGTACACTGGTTCATCGCTTTCCATAAAAGGCACACCTTTTTTAGCAAAGTGATCTCTAGCATCTGCCAACTTGGCATCACGCTTGGGATCCTGTTCCAATGCAGCCACAATAGTTTCTACACTGTACAAATCTTCTTTGGTTGCACGATTGTTCAGCAACAGCTTGGCAATCTTGTCAGGATCATCTGTGATAATTTTGTTGGTTGCGCGGTCGGCAATGCCCGAAGTTTGATTCAGTTTGTAACCCATGCTTTTGGCTATGCTGTTGATCAGCACATTGCGATCAGATCCGCCGTACTTGCTGTCAGCAGCGGCTGTCAGCGCAAACTTGGAGAATGGCACATTGGTCAAAAACATAAAGTCAGTTTGCACATAGCCCATTGTGGGTCTTCCATTGATGGGCGTTTTAAAATGCACACTGATGCCGGACCGTTTCACATAGTCTTCGGGTTTGAGACCATGGCTCTGAGCCCACTGAGTCAGTTTTGCAGCCAATTGGTCTTTGCTGACAACATTGGCATCCACTGCTATATCCAAGTCACCGGATGTGGGTTTTAGCCCAGTTGAGCCCAGTTTGTTGTTTTGTAGATCCAGGCCCGGCAGCAGCATTTCCAACCAGGCCAAGGTGGGATTCACGTCTGTTTGATTGATGCGTTGAGTCAGAATGCGACCATTCTGATCTTTAAATACATTGCCGCCTTCTTTTAATATCATGTTACTTTGAATCCCAATGCTTTCAGCATGTTATCAACTGTGCCGTTGCCAGTTGTGGTCACAGCGTTGGTTCCGCTGGCTCGTCTTAATTCAGTTCCAAGTTTGGGTAGCAGTGCGGGATCAACCCCGTTCAACTTGAATAGCCCTTGTACACCTGCGGTATCAAGAATTCTGCCACCAGCAGTGGGCGCAGTACCGGGCGCAGTACCAGGCGCTGCACCGCCTGCGGCAGCACCGTTGTCTCCTGTGGCTCCTGCGGCAGCGTCTGGATCGTTTGGATCTACTTCTGGCTGTTCTAGTTCCACGCCGGCCCTATTTTTTGAAGATATCAGTTGGGCGCCAGCCATTGCTGTCAATATATATTCAGTGGCTGCTGGTGTTACATCTTGCCCGGCTTTGTATGCTTGTAAAATTTTGGCTTTGGCTGCTTCAAGTTCATTTTTATATCCAGATTGCTTTTGAATTTGATCTAGCCCGATCATTTGATAAGTGCTGGCATCTCTAATGGCGGTTTTTTTATTTACATATGCTAAAAACTTGTTCCAATATTCTTTTTCTGCCGGGTCAGCAGGCGGTGTTACTGCGTCGGGCTGTCCAGCACCACCTCCTGCTGCTCCGGGTGTTATTGACCCGGGTGTTGCAGGTTGTCCGGGCATGCCCGGCATCTTCATCACATTGGCAGCATTGAATCCAGGAGGGGCACCGGGCTTGGGTGTCGTTGCAGCAGAGGCAGGTGCAGGTTTCTTACCAGCCGGCTGCATGCCTGGCATCTTCATTACATTGGCAGCATTGAATCCCGGTGGTGCGCCAGGTTTAGTTGGTGTTGTTGTTGCGGCAGCCGGATTAGCAGTTGGATTTATCGCCGGATTAGCAGTTGGATTTATCGCCGGATTAGCAGTTGGATTTATCGCCGGATTAGCAGTTGGATTTAATCTTGGATTAGCAGTTGGATTTAATCTTGGATCAACGGATGGATCAGCTGTTTTGACCGTTGGTGCAGTACGCGAAGTTCTGGCTGCTATTGTTTGTTCTCTAGCTGCTCGTTGCTTTGCAACTTCTTCGGGACTTGCACCAGAAGCTGCAACTCTTGCATCGGCTGCATCTTGTTCTGCAGATGTTGGTGTAGCATCGCTGCCTGGTACAGCAGCTTGTTGTTTTGCTTGTATCTGTTGCTGTATTGCAGGCGGCAAGTCTGACAATGAAGTCATTGTTTTACCATCTAAATTTGCTGCGCCAGTTTTTTTATTGTATGTGCCCACTGCTTCGGGCAGTGGTGCTGCACCAGCTGCTGGTGCCTTAGTTAGTTTTGTTGCTTCTGCAGTCCATCCTGCGGCCAGTTGTGCAGCAACTCTCTGCATGTCCTTGTTTTTTCTTACTGCGTCTAATTTTTTTGCAGGGTCAAGAATTCCTGCAGAGGCTGCTTGTGCATTGGGATTGGTGACGCCGGTGGCAGCCCCGAGAGCAGAACCTGCGGCCTTACCGATACCTTTAACGACGTCAAAGACACCTTCGTCTGTGCGGCGTCTACGACTCAGTTCATGAATTTGCATCAGTTTTTCTCACGGTTCTGGTAAATTTGCCTGGGTCACGCAGGTTGATGGCATTGAGCAATTTGCGTTGTAAATTCTTAGCAGTTTCGGGCTCGTAAATGGAGTCAATCTGCTCTAGCAGGCGTATGGCACTGGCTATGATGTTACTGGCACGGTTTTCAATCACATGGCGGTTGTCACGCTCAACGTACATTGAATCGAGTTCTTCTAACAAACTTCTAGTTTTCTTTTGCATTTTGGGCCTGACACCTTTGTGTTATTTATCGGATGGGCAATTAGATCAAATCTAAATATTAACTATATTGCGCGGCTAACGACAGTAATAATTGTTTGGTCGGCGGTTGGTCAATGTTGTTAATTGACCATAGTCTATTTTGAGATGTAAAATTATTTGCTAATTCATATTTGTGTATGCAATAGGTAAAAAACCACGGATTTTTTAGTAATAGTGTGTCTTCGATTACATCTACAATATCTTCCATACTGGATCTGTCTTGATCCAATTCTACGGGTAACTGCAATCCTTCGTATGTTTTTCTAATAGTTTCCCGGCTGTCATCAAATTCAATTTGAAAATATTTGTATAAAATATCACTTAAATAGTTTTTATCTAACAATTGGTCAAAATCAATAATATTTGTATAACAGTTAGATTGTATATCTTTTGTGATCAAATCATGGTATTCTATTATATTGTGGTAACAACGGTCGTACCAAAACACTGTATCAGCATGCCAATTGTCTAATACCGTAAAACAATACTGTTCGTCTATTAGCTTTTTCATAAAGTTATTATATATTGCTGAATAGATTTTTTTAGTAGGCAAGATCCTTAATGCCAAATCAAATTCCAATGTATGATCTTGATAATTGTTGTTATGGGTCAGCGTGATACCACTTGCTTTATGATTTTCAGACATTCTGAATCCAACACCATGCAAACTACTATTTAAAATTATAGACTTTAAATAGTGTCCGCTGTGGCCTTCTCGAAATACTATAACTGTTTTCATGAAAATATAATGTTATAAAGATCTGGATTGAATTCTTTTAACGAGGTGTTATGCAACTGATCGTGTTTTACAATTGTTTGTCTTAAATTGGTGAGATCCGTAATAGTTGACCTATTTTTAACAGCAGCCCATGCCCGACTGTAAACTTCCCGATGTTGACCAATGTGTTCTTTCAGTGCCATTGGCAAGTTGTCAAGACTGTATGATCCAGATACGTAGTGATCTATTAATTCAATAGGGTCACCAAATTTACTAGTCAGATGTTGCTGGTGCCATTTATCTAGTAGGTGCAAACGATTAATATTAAGTAATCCAATTGTACGATTTATAGCAGGCATGACCGTATGTGGCATATCTTCTAAAAAAATCTTCCAGTTGGTTTCCCATTGGTTCCACCGCGATGGCCAACGTTGATATTCATGTCCTGTACCGATATCATCTAAACTAAATCGAACCCTTACTAAAGCAAACTGTAGGAAAAAATCTATTAGTTTTGAATTTAGTTTGTGTGATCCGTTTGTACTAAGTCGTAAAGTTATTTTAGAAAAATCACATCGGTCCGACAATTGTTCTATGTACTGTTTAACATTATTGTTTAAAAACGGCTCGCCACCTGAAAAATTAATTTCTTGCACCTGTGATAGGTCAATTTTATTAAATTTAGTTTTAAAATCTGAAAAATTCATGTTAAAATTTGAATTGATTTTAACATTTTCAAGTTTTGCCCAGGTAGAGCTAGAATGAGATCCACAGATTTTACAAGCTAGATCACAATTTCTATTAGGATATACATCCACTACTATAGGCAACGAATGATTGTGTTCTAGCCCGTATATCTGATTGGCTCCTTGCCGATAGGAAAATATATTATTATTTTCCTGATCTATACAAGCACGGCAACCAACTGGGTCAACACTGTCAGATGTATATGTTGCGGGGTCTGTTTGATTGTAACAACATGTTCCAAATCTACTACCGTCATGACTAACCGTCAATCCGTGTTGTATTAACACACACCGAGTCATGGCGAGACCACCCACAGAGTTGGATTAACAATCTTTATGTCAAAACTAACTTGTTCTTTCACCAATGAGTCTAAAGTAAATTTCAAATGATTATGTTGAATAAAAATAGGATAAAAATTTATTACAGTAACAGATTTGACCCACACGTTTAAAAAATTTACAAATTGAGTTAAAGTTGCATATTTTAAAAACCAAGGAAATTTAAAAACTATCGTTTCATCTGTTGGAATGTAGGTTGGGCGATGCGTAAGAATATCAGGCTCAACATAGCACCCGGGAAAGTATTGTTTAGATAACATATCACTTTCTAAACAAGTTGTGTTGATATCAAACTCTTGAAAATACCAGCCGGCGCAATCAACTGCTACCAGTTTATTATTTTTTAAATTGTCCAGAATCCATCGATCAGTAAAATCAAGTTTATACGGAATTCCGTAACGAGTCGCACGCCATTTTTTAACAGCCGGGCGAGACAAATGATATAATCTGAATTGCTGAATCAGACGAATTGGTCCAAAGTCTGTGCTATAACCAGGTACTATTTGCATAATCCGTAACAGTCCATTGGATGTGCAGCGACCATATGATTCCCGTCGACTTGATCAAAAGTGTGCAATCTTTTAAATTTATTATTGCAGTGATGCATAATAGTGTCTAAACTATCGTTAATCTCATTGAACAATGTAATATTTAAATCATGCTGTACAACTTCATAACGATTGATTGCTACATAAGCATATTCGCATTCACTTGTTAATTGTTGTATGGTATTTACCAATGACTGTGTGGTTTGTTGTTCCAGTACTGGACCAAATATTATCACACCGTTGTACTTGTCGTTGTTGATCGTAATATGCTCTTGACATATTTTTTTAAATTTAGTGTCTGGTGCTGCCCACCGCCATACCACATCAGTGCATGTTTTTACAAAATTTAACATCACCGATTCTTGCTCTAATATTGTGCATGTGCCAGTGAGATTTTTAAATCCGTTTAATTGCTGATCTCTCCAGAAATTATGGTCAATGGTCATGCCTGCTTGATTTGTCCAAGTAATTGTTTTAGTTTAGCACTTTGTACATCTGCTGTGATTTTGCTTATTTCGCCTGTGTCGCTGTCAATCTTTTCTGTTGGATTGTTGATGCGACTTTGCGGCTTGATGCTGTCGTAAATGCTGGGCTTTTTAACGGATCCGCTGCTGTTGTCATCATCACCGCCGTTGTCTGTGATGCGCATGGTGTCAATGTTGTACTCTAGATCGACCTTTTGTCCAACACCGGTACTGCTGCGACTTTTCATACACTGTATCTGATACTTGCCGCGTTCTTTCATGGCACGACTGGTAAAGATACCAAACACATTGTCTGCTGTGTTGATCTTTGAGATACCACCGGATATGTGACTGTGATCAAATTCAATTTCTTCCACAGCCGATCGATTCAACTGCGATGCTGTTACAAACAACACATTCAATTCTTTGGCCAGGTTGCGCAGTTCTTCACTCACATACTTGTCTTTGACAAACAAGTCGTTGGGACTGACTTTGGCACTGACCGGCATCAGCAGGTCCAGATAGTCGCACATGATAAAATCCACACGGATACCAGTTTGTATCTGTACTTCTTTGATGTAACTTCTAATGTCGTTGATGTTGCTCTGTGCCGGCAAGGCCTTGACGCGATACTGACCAAACTTCTTACCAGTCATTTTGACTTTTAATGTTGCTGTATCAATATCCTTGCGAATGTCCTTGGTACTCATGTTGGTCAACATGGCGTCAGTTCTCAAACTGGTAAGTTCTTCACTCAATTCAAGACTGATATACACACCCGAAAGTCCTTGCTGTAACCAGTTCAATGCAATGTTCATCATTACCAAACTTTTGCCTGATCCTGAGCCACCGGCAAAAATGTTCAGTTCGCCACGACTGAATCCACCATACAACAACTTGTCCACTTGTGGCCAACCTGTGCTTACTTGTCCACCTGAATTGAAGTATCGATTAATTCGAGCAGCAGGATCAGCAAAGTAATCAGTGCCCATGTCTTTTGTTAGACTGATCTGTACTGCATCTTTGATCAGTTTTTCTACAGGATCATACTCGCCTTTTTCCAATAGGTCAGCACTTTTTAAAATGGCCCGCTCAAGTTCTTGACGTCTAGTAAACGCTTCAAACTCAGTCATGAACCACTCGTAGTGTCCTTCGTTCAGGTCTGGCACTGCGGCCAGTTTAACTCCGGTTGTGGCCGAGATTTGTGTGCGATCCGGCAAGGTCTTGTGTTTTTCAGAATGCTCTTTGATGAACTCTGCTGCTGGTCTTAGACTGCGATCAAAGTTGGCCGGATTATAAATGTTCTGTACCCGCACATAGCTGGCAGCATCTTCCAGCATCATTTCCAGAAACAATCTCTGTACATCTAATCCGTATTCTTTAAGCATCTAGTAGTTCTCTTGGTCTGTTGATTTTCTTTTCAAGTTGTCGTTTCCGCAACTCAATTTTTATCTTACTTGTCTCTCTTGATTGCAGTATAGTTAGCAAGGTTGGCAGCTTTCCCCACAGTTTCACAGCGTCATTGACGTCTTTTACTTGGTCTGGCCAATCAGGAATACTCACTGCCCACCCCAACTCTACTGCACGGTCTATCAGTGCAAGTCCTGCTGAATCTTGATCCGGCACCACTGTGACATCGCGACCTAAACTGCGTATCAATCTTACCTGCTCGTCACTTATCTCATTGTGCATCACTGCCAGCCCACCAATGCATAACGCATCAAAGATGCCTTCGGTCACAATCACATGTTGCCATCCTGTTTGCTGTAGATCCATGCCAAACACATAGCCCCGGGGCATGTCATTGATGTAGCGTGGATTACGATTGTCTAAAAATCGTATTGTACTGCCTACAACTCGGTTGTTGTATGTGAATGGCACTACAACACCTTCCCTGAAACCCGGCTGTACTACCATTACAGGATAATCTTCTGGCACATGTCTGCTTTGTAGGTATGCCCATTCTTTAGGAGTATCGGGTGTTACAAAATCTACAAAATCAGGAAGATCTGCTTCTTTGAATTCTATTGGTGCCAACTGGTTCCACACACGCTGACGATCCTCCAGCATGCCTTCCATGCTGCGATGGCGCATGCTTTCAAGATTGATTTGATTGATGTCGTTTTCTGGAACGCCTAACCATTCAAGCAGTCGACGTGCTTTGAAACTGATATTGCGTCCCAGTATGAAACTTGCAGTGTATCCACAGTTGAAGCAGTGATAACTCCAGCCTTGTTCGGAAAGTTTAATGCCGCCTCTGCTTCTGCGATCTGGTGTGTTGCCGTTGTGTACGCAACAGGGTGCATTGAAACTGAGCCATCCAGAACTAGACTGTTTTCTTTTTGCAGGTAAAAATGCCAACACATCAATCATGTTAGTATTATAACATGTTTTACTGCAACAATCAACTTGTTTTGGTTTAACGGTATTTTATATTTTCCACATACCCAGTGGACACTATCACAGCAATTGACAGCATGGTGTAGGGATTTGGACGATATCCTGAGCCGCCTGACACCAAATTGATATCAGTCACAATGCCATTTTCTCCGATGGTGGATGTTGCAGTGGCGCCTGCACCATTGCCCACAAATGTAATCAGCGGTGGAGCTTGGTAGCCGAATCCAGGGTTGGTAATAGATACACTGGTGACAACTCCGTCAGTTACCACAGCATTGGCTGTGGCTGCCACTCCAAAGTTTGTTCCGTTGATGCCAGTGGTGGTCACACTGTTGTTGAAACACAGGCGCAACAAGGGATGCCATCCAATCACTGTCATATGAATAGTTTCGGTTGCATTCAAGTACTGTGTAGACGGTGTCACATTGTACCAGATGCTTTGATATGTTTCTGCTGCCTGTGCTTTGATAGTGCCGGTGTAGCCAATCAGGTCCATCTGTATGCTGGTCACTGGGCCCATGGGTTCAATCTGACTGCTGAAATATTCAGTGCTCTGATACGGTGTGGTTGATCCGATGAATTGACCGGCCTGCAGGGCCCAATCTGGATATTGTGATCCACTGCTGCCACCATAACTGGTCTGCGCTGACAGATTAACAGTGGGAATTGTTAATTCAACACTGGGCACAAACTCTGGATATACGCTGTCTACAATGTCAACTGGTGCTCTAGCGCCAGCTTGAGCATCAGTAAACACTGCTTCTGTTAGATTGCCACTGGCTCGCACAATACTGTAGCCTGCTGGCTGTGCCTGTACAACATCCAGATCAGCTGGAGTCAGTGTTACTTTGGCACGACCATAAGCAGCATTGATAATGACCATGTCTTTTTGTGCCAGTACTTCTGCGCCGTTTTGACTGACAATTCTGAATGTCAGTGCGCTGCCGGTGATGTTTACAGGTTTTTCATCTTGATTGATGAATTCAAACAACACCACATTGTCAACACCTTTGTTAATTGTTAGTTTTTTAGCATACACAGGATCGTACCTCAGATTGAAATAAGCACCACTGGTGTCAGGAGTTAGAACTCTAATTACTTGCTGGTAAAGGTATACAGTGGTTGAATACATATGATGTATTTAGCGCCAACAAATAGCAAACGAAGACTCTTTGGAATCGACCAAAATGCTAGTGTATAAATATCCAGATGGGCAACGATATCTTTACAAAACTAACTGAACAGTATCCGTTTATCACGCTGTGCGTGTATTCATCTACGGAATATGTGGGGATCGTTCAGAATCAAGATGCCGCAATCACTACCATATACGACTTTGGCAGCATACACGATTCTGCAATGAAACAGAAGTTTTTGGAGTTGGCCAATATATGGTGGTGGGAAAGCAATCGCAGCATTCCCATCAACATTTTTCTGAAAAAAGACTGGGAAATGTTCAAGCCTTGCCTGCGCACATTTGCCAACAAAGACCTAGAAATCTTGCACGGACCTGTGTGTAGTCTTGCAGACATTGCACTGAAGAAGGGCAAAAGAAAAAGTATTACTCTTGTGCGGCGGATGGAGTAAGCAGATTCATGTGTAGTGCTACCAAGGCTGCGTAACTAACAGCGTGGCTTTTTTTAAATGTGTAGCCTCTGCTTTCGTCACCGTCCCACACTGTTTCAAACACAGTGCTCCAGGGCTGTCGTTGCAAGTGTGCTTTGCCCGGACGGATGATACTGATAAATGCTGCCATTCGTGGAATCGAATCTGGCTGCATTTCCGTTAACAAGTCTGTGTAGTTGCCGACGTGCGCTAGTTGTTTTGCCCACGCAGAGTCTTGCCACAGTCTGCTCCATGTAGGCTCCGTGGCCACAGCAGTGGCATAGTGTTCAGGACTGGTGATAAGCTGATAAACACTCATGTTCAATAGGTCAATTTTAAAATAGCCCAGCTGTTCTGCGGTTTCGTAATCAATGGCTGCACAACGATTCACAGGGTCCAGCGGAATGTCTGTTACATAAACACCAGAATTGTGTCGACGTACCTGTCCTTGATGCAGTTGCCGTGCCGGTGTATGCCGAATCAATTCCAACAGCTGATTACGATCAGCAAAGTCAATGTCAATGTCTGCGCTCATCGTTGTACCAAAGCAGTTATTATGTCCAGTTGTTCCTGTGCCCGTGCCACTGTGGCTAAGCCACAGCAGGATGTTGTCTGGCCAATTCTTCCAGGCGCTTTTCTTGTTCCATTCGACGACGTGCCCACTGGACAGCTTCCTGTGTTGGACCGTCAAGACTTATCTGCGTATGGCTGCTGGACAAGGCCAGCCAGCTGACACCGTCATACACTTCTATATTTTTTAAATTTGTATTGTACCGTAATATTCCAGCACTCTGAGATCCCGGGCTTATATACGGCTGCATAGAGCTGCCGCCTGTGGTCACTAGTCCCGGACCGGGTATTATTCCATGAATCATGTTACCATCCTGCTTGTGTTAGTATTTCTTTGGCATACTCTTGATCCGACGGGTAGTCTTGAAATCGTTTCTGCCAATGATCCACGTCTATGTACGGATACACTATGGCAATCTGTTCAGCATTGAGTTCACTCAAAAACTTCTGTCCAGATTCACTGTTGAAGATTATCCACGGACTGATCCTGCCTGCTGTGACTGCATAGATCATTGCGTTGGTACCGCCATAACGCAAACAATCATGCGGTGGATTGCCGGTCTTTTCTGACCAATCAATGCCAAACTCCATTGCTCGGGCCAGGGCATCTGTCACACTTTCCACACGCAGATAAAAAGTCAAGTACTCGGTGTAAACTACATCACGACACCAGTGATCAATTTTTTTATTTTGTTTCAGTACCCATTCCATAAATCTTGCAGGATTGACAGCACGGATATCAACACAATAACGACCGAACTTCACAAATGCTTTGTAGTACGGGCTTTCACAAAAATCATCATAGGTTTTTAATTTGGCACTGCCTTGTGTCATTTCAAAGAATTTGATATATGCTTGGAACCCCAATTCCACACCGCGCTCGGCTCGTTCTTGTCTGCGTCTGCGTGGCTCACAGCTATGCACAGTGAGACTTGTTTCTTTGACAAAGTCTTTACGACAAAACTGACAGGTGTATTTCATTTTTTAGTTTCTTGACCCATCAACTTAAGGTGCTCGTCAATTTGTTTTTTGCTGGTAATTGATGCCAGCACAGCAATGTCGTCATCTTTCATTTCTGGATATATTTCTGCCAACTGTCGACGAATGCTGCTGGCGCCTGGCTCTTTCTTTTTGGGAGCGATCCAGTTGTGTCTTGGTGTGCCCATGTCTGGACTAACTGTTGTTGCACAGAGCCATTGTAGTTTGGGATGTTTTCCCATTGCAAAAAAGTTTTTGTTGAGTCGTTCATTGGTGGCAATGAGATAGAACTCTTGCAGTTCTCGTGAACCTTCTACAGCACTGCCCCAACGCAGCATTAAAAATGTTGAGAACTTCTTGCGCTCGTCATCGGTCAACTCGTCATAGAATCCACGATTCTTTTGATCGAACTGCCGCATCTCGTTGCCAATGTTTAGTTTATCGCTCATTACCAAGCTCGCGAATAGTCAACAATTTCACAATTGCGGCTGATGTCTTTGACAAAGTAAACACACTCGGGCTTGGGACCATCTGAAATAGGAACACACAACATCTGTCCGTTTTTTAGTTTGGGGGCATACCATGCCACTTCATGATACACATCCACAATCTCAATGGTGGGAAAACTTGGGCGGAAACTACTAAGCGGGTTGAATTCAAACACTTTAAACCCACGATCATTGATGCTGGTCAAAGGCAACACTTCGAGATCACCCACGTCCGGTTCGCCGATCAACACTTGCCAGTCCATGGGCATGCGTATCTTGTGCTCGCCAATTTTTAATACCAGTGCAGGAGCGTTGAAACTTTCGAGAAAAATCAATGGAATATAATGATAGTCGGGATCTCTAGGATCACTGTTGTCAAATATAGCAAATCTCATGTCATCAACTTCTTCCGGAAGATGATCAAGATCAAAGAATGTGTTTGTGTCTAATTGTAGAATTCGCATGTTGTTATTATAGCAGGTTTGTTAGAAATCGCAACCTTTATTTCCACTCTAACTTTTCCTGTGAGAAGGGATAGTTGGCATCTCTGTAGAATACTTTTCGTTTGGTCAAGTGACGCTTGGCAAATTTACAAGTGCTGGTCACATCCCAGATCTGGACGTGATCCTTGTCTTCTGCTTTTCTAATACCTCGCCCAATACTTTGTATAACGCGAACAAAGCTCTTTCCGGGCTCCACAAGAACCAAATTAAAAATCCTAGGGATATTAATACCCACAGCGGCCACACCGTAAGTCGCCACAATAATCTTGCCAGTGCTTGTTGCAATTTCGTCATATTCTTCCTGCCTTTTAGTTCCTTTGGTGGCACCCGACACAAATACTGCTCGGTCTCCCAGTAGTTCAACCAGCGCATGGCCAGCTGCCACACGATCCACCAACACCAGAGTATTCCCAGTGTCATTTACTTGTGTTACCAATCCAGAAATGGCTGCAAGTCTATCAGGATCTTCTAATAAAAACTTCAACTCACTTTGATAGTTTGAAAATTCTGCATGATCGACCAGCTGCACAATGTTCACATGACACTGCGCCAACACACCACGATCCTGTAGTTCGCTGGCACTGAGTTGATTAATAACTGGACCTAGACTACACTTCAGCGCTTGAAACTCAAATGGTTCTTTGGGCACAGTTCCAGTCAAGCCCCATCGAATTGGCACTCTAGACATGACTCCGGTCAGCAGAGTTTTGAGAGCGTCGGCCTTGGCCATGTGTACTTCGTCAACCATGACACACACCACATCTTCAATGAAGTCCTGTATGGTAATGTCTGCTACACCAGCTTTGGTATTCTTCATCAACACATTTAAACTTTGCCAAGTGCATATCGTGTGTGTGCGACCATGTTCTTTACGGTCGCCAAAGTACACACCCACATCCAGGCCTAAATTCACATAGTCTGCTTCAGTTTGTGTGACCAAACTTTTGTTGGGCACAATAACAATGCTACGACCATACGGCTCAATGCTCAAACTCAGCGCTGCTGTCATCAGTGTTTTGCCTGCTCCTGTGGCCACTTCTTGGATGCATTGCGGATTGCCCAAGAAAGCATTGATGATCTCAACCTGGTAGTCGCGCAGAACAACTGGTTGTCCTGCTATCGGATGTGTTTTAGGCCATGTTTTGTGAGCAAACGAATCTTCTTTGATATGATCAAAATCAAATGTGGTTGAGTATGTGCGCTGATCGTCCAGTTCAATGTCATAGTTGAACTTTTCCAGTATGGGCACAATGTCCGGCAATAAATTTACATAGGTACTACCGCCCAATTGAAAGTAACTGACCTTGCCATCCCATCTGCCCAGGCGCACTGCGGGCAAATATCTGGCACCAGGCACATCATATTTAAAAGCCGTGACCAACGCACGACGAACGTCGGCGTCTAGGCCTTCAATCTTGATATTGACTTCGTCTCGAATTATGATTGTGGCTGTTTTCATGTTAGTTATTATACAATTTTTTATAGGAATTCACAACCATGTCTTGAAAACTGTTATCAAAGGATTGGTGTACAATTATGTGCCAGCGCGGCTGGTCACTGTTGTTTATCACTGCATGCTGATTTGAAATATCTAACCATAACGCTTGCCCGGGAAAAAAAGGCACTGTTCCGTGTTTGGCCATTACAAACTGGCACTCGGTGGGCTGTGTAATTGCAATGTTGATTGCTGTCAATTTGGATATTGCGTAATCTTGATGAATGCTTATATATCCGCCGGGTTCAAGCAACATAACTCGAATTCTTTTAAATTGACCTCCGGGCCACTTAGTGGCAAAATAATCCACAGTCAATGGCATACATTGTTGTGCTTCACTTGTCCATACATACGGTCGATTGTCATTGTAATAACTTTCTTCACGAGTAGCATCGTAACTCTTTCCGTGTATGCAAAAACTTTTCCAGCCGCGATGTTCTCCATAATTGTCCCGATGGTCTACCAACAACAATTCAATATTTTTGATTTCGTGCAGAATATCCTGATACGGCACTGCAATGTCTAACTGCAACCATGGCAACCCAGAAGCGTTCATTATCCACTCAAAATCAGCAGAGGGATTGTACTCCGGCAACTGCAAATTGCAGTTGGCATATTTTTTAAACATCAACTGGCTTATTTCGTATTTCATTGATTTTTAATTGAAAATTATTGTATTTCTCAACTGTGGTATGTAACAGTGTCCATTTGTAGTTTAATATATTTGAACACCATATATTGTCATAGTCACTTATATTGTTTTCTAGCACCCAGTCAATTAGATTATCATTGCAAAACTCAACAACTTTTGTTTTTTGCGCATGTTGCCAGTGACTGCTAAAATTCTCTTTCACTTGTTTTGTAAATCTGCTGTTGACATATTCAACAAACATTGATTGCTTTTTTAACTGCAATCTTTCCAATGGAGTGAGATTTGGATTATCTACTTCGTAGTGCTTTAAGTTATTTTGTGTTATAAAGTTCCAAACAAAATTTCCATAGTCTGTTCCGTCCCAAGTGGTCCAAAGTTTCTGACAAAAATCAATTTGTACACGGCTTATGTCAACTATTTGGATATGTTGCGTGGCAGCATTGATAATATTTAAGATCCAGTATAGGCCGGATCCAGGTGATACCAATTGTTTTTGTTTGATTTCGGTGATAGGTTCGTTGTTAAAAATCCATAACTGATTTTCGGCTATGTTTTTATAATCCTGGAACTGGGTCAGATCAATGGTGCCGTCATACAAAAAGAATTTTAAATCTCTAGCAGCATTGTTCCAGTTCACAACAGCTCGGTTACTTTGTAATTGTTTTGCTATGAGCCCTTGTCCAAATGCTGTAACAGTGTATTCTGCCACAGCCACGCCAGGTTTAATCCATAAAGGTGTATAATTGTCATGCAAATTTTGATCGCTGCGCACAGGCACTGAATGAGACACTGTGCTAATTGAAAAATCCTCTGCATCAAATTTACCCAGATCCATAAACCAACATTGATCATCTAAACATACCGGCTGTCCTGGATGCCAAATCACATGTGCAATCAGTCCATAATGTGGATATGTATCAACTAATTTTTTCCACTGCTGCCAATCTATGAACATGGTTCCGCTTTTGACGAACAGCGCAGACTTGTGCCCGTGCTGCTTGGCCCACAATACACCATCTGCCCAATTGTTACAAATAAAAACTTCTTGCCGGGTGGATTCCCCGTGTTTACCAAATTGTATGCCACTCAAAGTTTGATTTCTAAGTGGTCCGTCTAGAATGATCACTGGCCAAGCCATTATAAAGTAACCCTGACAGGCACAGCATTATTTTTTAATTGTTCTTTTAACAAATCAAGTTGAGTTGTTTTTCCAAACACACTGACGCCGAATATGTTCTCGATGTTCCAGCTGGGTATATTCCAATGCTGTGTCCACTCATGTTGATAATGTTTCCACCAAGAAGAGAATTCATCGCATTGTTTGTTTTTTAATCGGTCCATGTCCTCAAGTGCCACATATATCTTTGGTCTAAGTTTCAGCCAGGGCTTGGCCAATTCACACATTCTTTTTATGTCATTGGGCTCGTTGTTTATCCAATATGCGTACGGTGTCTTGCCCAACTCTGACCACTGCACATATATATCACCGGCTTGAATTGTTGTTTGAGTATTGATTAACCATTTTTGATCAATTGGTTTTTCTAGTAACCCAGATTTTTCGCGATAGTCTATACAAAATACACCATTGGTTTTTTTGAAATACATTTCACACATGTGAATATGTTCGTGAAAATCTAACCAATCAGAATTACCATTGTAATTTTTTTCATAGATTTTATGTATACTGTTAAAATACATCTGATCCTGAGCCAAACATTTTGAGCGATCAATAGGAACCGATACTCCATGTGCATACTTTATCAACTGCTCGACCAAATCTGTATAGGTTAAATTTTTTGTATAGTAAGGATTGTCCCAGGGCCTAAACGGTATTGATATCTTACTCAAATGTTTGTATATTTTTTGATAGGTCGTGGCCAATGGGCTATCATCTATAGACAGATCTATAACGCAATTGTTTGAAAAAATCAATTTCATGTCAGTAGTATATACTTATTGCAGTAAGAAGTCAAAAAAACAGGTACCTTTTTTAAGGGTACCTGCCAAAAGTCCGGGGCGGAGCCAACCAACCCCGGGAATAACCCTGATGAGTTATTTTTTTCTGTTGACTGTGGTCCTAAACAAGAATCCGCACAGCACAGTCAGGCCCCAGGCCTGCAACCAGGACACTTCGTTGACACCTGTTACAGCACCTACCAAGCAACCGTTCCACAACATGTACACAGGCCAACTCAGCAAGAAACTCAACAGCAGGATGCCTACAATGCCACCAAAAACTGCACCAACAACAACCAAAATCTTTTCCATGTTATGCTCCGTAGTATTCTAAACATTTAACTGTGAAGCCTGCTTCACGCTGTTCATCTGCTTCGTATTCAGTGTCCACTGAGTACAAGTACAAGTCACCATCCCAGATTTCAAACATGCTCAACTCCAAAATGTTCTTTAATCCTGTTAGCAACAAACACACCATAATCATCATTTCGTCTATCGTTGCTAACAAATTCAGCACATTCCTTGACAATTAAGTCAGCGAATTTTTGTTGATCTATTGTTATTTTTAGCATGGGATTACCTTCGTGATCCGTGCCGTGCTCACGGATGAGACTTTGATCGTATAATGCTTTGATTCGTTCGTTCATTTTATGCCGCCTTCATGCAAGTTGTTTCTGCCAGACGCTTCCAGTTCAGCATGCTCATCTTGCGCAGGTCTGCAATTTTGATTGCCATGCGCAGACTCATTTCACGCAGACGATTCTGATTGGCGTCCATGAACGCAATGATCTCGTCTTGAACTTCGGGTTCAAAATCGTAGTCTGCAAACAACACGCCATCTTTGGCAATTTGTTTGATACGCAGAATCTTGTCACGCATGGTGTCCAAAGTCAGATCCAGGTAGTGGCAACGACTTTGCAGTGCATCCAAGTGATCCCGCAGTTTCTGCGATTTCATCTTGTCAAACTTCAAGTTGGTGATAAAGATGGCACTGCCTTTGAATTCAAAACTGTCTGGGATGCCTTCGCGGCGCAGGCTGCTGCTTTCTGACAACCAGCTAATCTTGCGCTTCTTGCCTGAGTCTAATGCACCCTTCAGCAGGTTCAAGCTCACGTCATCCAACAGGATACTGTCGCAGTCGTCAAACACAACCACGCAATTGGCGTCTGAATACTTGTACAGAGTCTGGTACAGGCCAATGGGTGTAGCAGCACCTTTCACAACTTCTGCTCGCAGTCGCTTGCCTGCCAGTTTGTCAAACATGGTGGCTTTTTCAATCTCTTGCTCCACACCAAAGCTCTTGCCCACACCCGGAGGACCCGATACAATCATGGCGCGGATGTCGCCTGTCACTGTGGCTTTGGTCATTTCGTGCAGGATGTCAAAACGCTCACGGATACGATCCATGGCCTGTTCTTCTGTTTCTGCTGGTGCAGCCACTGCCTTGGCAGCGTTGGTGGTTGTGTCTGTCATGCCGTTAGTATACTCAATATCAGAAATGTTGTCAACACGGATACGGATCGTATCTGGGCAATTGGGAAAATTGCCGTCATTTTTAACAGTCACAAAGTTGCCTTTGGCGCCGGTCTGAAAGCCCGACACAAGACTAAACACTTGGTCAGCTACGGGACGCTTACGATACTCTCCGCGAACGATACGAATTGCACTCATGGTTGGCTCCTTTGGTGTGCGTTGTTTAAGTATTAATTATAGCAGAATAGCAATTAATGGTCAACTGTTTGTTCTGCAAGCACTTGTGGCGTAATTACAACACCACCATAGCATTGCTGGTACAAGTCAGCTACAGATTTTAGAAAAAAAATGTATACTTTACCATTACCTGCAATCAATGTGTACTGCATTGTGATTCCTTTTTGCTTTGCTATGTGTGTATTATAGCATTTGGGCAATTAATGGTCAACCACAAAAAACCCTGCTAAAAGCAGGGTTTTTGATGTTGTACAGTGCAAGGGTTACTCACTGCCCGCACTAATGTTGAAATTGTATTCAATTGTGCTGCCGGCCTCGACTGACCATGTCCACTGACCGGATGGCGGTATTTCTCGACTCTGAGGTACGCCGTTAATTTGTACACTACTGCGGGAATCTTGTGTGCCGTCTGAATTTGTAGGAACTCCAGTGTAACACATTTTAAATGTGTCCACGGTGCCTGGGAAAAGAATTTCACCATTTATAGTTGCTTCACCTGCTAACTGACTCTCAGAGACTTGCCAAGTTGACCCGCTGCCCGATACAATTGTTGTTCCTTTGGTTATAATAGTGTTATGTATGATCTGGCCGGGTACAATTTCTCCAGACGTCACGCTACTTACATTCAATGTTGTGTCGCTAATGGAACCACTGAATTCTACCATATTTGTTGCTGTTGACATGTAGTTGCTTTTTACAAAGCCAAGTATTATGCCGGATCCAGTTGCAACAGAAATTGTCATTGGATACGAACCGCTGAAACTGGTTGGAAACAGTGCTGACTCGGTCACTGAAAACAATACCGGTGCATTGGTCATATCAATTGGCAACGCAGGAATATCTTCAGTTAATGTATCGACTGCCCCGCTAAAAACTGTTTGTCCATTGATGTGTGCGTTTAATTGTAACGGCACTGCACCGTATGCGTATCCGCAAAATTGTATTGTTCTATTGGCCATCTAAGGTCTCCTGTTATGTTTATTTATCACTGCCAGTGTGATATCACTGTGGCATCTGTTATTTCATGCGGTTTAGGTTGGCCATGAAATACCAATATACTGGTATCAGTGGTTAAGGTTGTTCCTGTACCAGGTGTGCGGTGCTTTTTACGAGCAAAGTCAAATCCACCGTCGACACATTCCCATTTCCAGCTTTTTACCCATTCAGAATGAAAAAATCGACGATGTGCCGTGGGTATTACATCTGACACAAAATCCTGATCTCCGCGGTATTTACGAACAAAGAAGTCTATGTCCTGATCTACCACTGTGTTCCACACATGCTGGTATTGTGCAGTGTCCCACCACATCACACTGGTATTTGATCCGGTCCAGTTGTGCTTCCACAGATATTTGAAGTCCCGTATTGACCAAAAATGTCGCAAATTCAATTGCCAGATCCAGTCTATGTTGTTGGCAATGACCACATCTAAATCAAAATACAACATGGGGCCTGAATGATGCTGGGTGTTGAACAACTGTAGTTTATACCACCAACTTTTTTTGGGCCCAGCAAATCCCCAATCTTCTAAACAGTGCTTGACCATGTGATCCGGAACTGGTCTTGTTGCTTCGGTATAAACATGTAGTCGGACTGGGCGGGTCAAATGTCTGCATAACATGCTGTACAGTCGATCCACATAGGTCCAGTCGTATCCGTTGCTGTGTATAACACAAGCACAGTCCAGTGGCTGTGTGTTGGCGATCAGTGAGGTCATTCTATATTTATGTGCGTATATAACGATAAATATCTTTATGAAAATAGTATTAGTAACCGGTGGATTTGATCCTGTGCATTCGGGACATATTGCCTACTTTAAAGCTGCAAAAACTCTAGGCGACATGTTGATTGTTGGCCTCAATAGCGATGAGTGGCTGGTTCGTAAAAAAGGTGCAGCCTTTATGCCCTGGAACGAACGACTCTGCATTGTTAATAATTTATCAATGGTTGACGAAGTTTATACCTTTGACGACAATGACGGATCAGCAAAACATTTTATTCAACAAGCAAGAGCACATTACCCCGATGCCGAACTGATATTTGCCAATGGCGGGGACAGAACCCGAGATAACATTCCAGAAATGGATGTGATAGATGCTAATTTATCATTTGTGTTTGGCATAGGCGGTGAAGATAAAAAGAATTCTAGCAGTTGGATATTGCAAGAATGGAAAGCACCCCGGACCGAACGAGCCTGGGGATACTATCGTGTGCTGCACGAAGTGGGTGCCAACACCAAGCTCAAAGAGCTCACTGTGATGCCTCAGACCTGTTTAAGCATGCAACGCCATGATCTACGACAGGAGTTTTGGTTTGTGGCCGAAGGCACAGCCACAGTGTACACACTGGAAGACTCCAGCACAGACCGTGACGTCAAGTGCCAGCTTGATGTGCATGAACACACTTTTATTGAATGTCGTGAATGGCATCAGCTGTGTAACGAAACTGATAAACCGCTGAAACTGATTGAGATCCAGTACGGCAGTGACTGTGTCGAAGAAGATATTGAGAGAAAATAATTTGTTTTTTAAAAATGTTCTTTTTGATTCAATTCCAAAGAGTGACAATTTAGTTGTTTTTTCTTGCGACGATAATTATTTTAAAAAATACGGAATATATAATATTTTATCGTGTAACGACACCAATCAACCAGTGCATGTACACTTAATTAATCCATCACTGGATTCAGTGTTGACTTTAAAAGCAATAATAGATAAATTACAGATTCCGCTATCGTGGTCTACTGAGTACTTTGAAACGTCAAATTTAAATTTTTATCTATTAAAAAGTTATTATTACATGGCTAGATTTTATCTTTCTAATTATATATTTCAACACACTTCTGTAACTTGCATTAAAATCGTCGATGCTGATATTATCTTTAATTCTTTAATTAGCTTTCCTGAATCAGTTAATATAGGAATAACTTATAAAAAACAAAAAAACACCGCTTGGGAAAGAACTGCTGCTTATTTTTTATTTTTAACATCATCATATAAAAATTTTCTTCCAAAAGTCATTGATCTATACGAAGAAAAAATAAAAAATATAGATTTTTTAAAAGTTGAAAAAATAGAAAACAAAATAGAAAAAGCTAATTTTACAGGACTTGATCAGGTGTGCTTAACTGAAATTTTAGAAAACGAATGCATTTATCAAAATCAAGATTTTTTAAATTTAGGATCTCTACAATCATTTTCTAGCAAAGGCCCTGATGCAAAAATTTGGGTATTGGTCGGTAAAACTAAAAAATTGTTACCAGACGACTATCTACCAGTTAAATACAAAAAATACTTTGAAAACATACAATGAAACCAATACCAATTTTTGTCGGATACGATCCCAGAGAAGCAATAGCTTACCACACCTGTGTTAACTCAATCATTAGGCATGCAAGCAAGCCTGTAGCAATTATTCCACTGGCCCTTAACTTGTTTACCGACTACACAGAAACGCACACTGATGGTAGCAATCAGTTTATCTACAGTCGCTTTCTTGTGCCGCACTTGATGGAGTACACTGGCCATGCTATCTTTATAGATGGTGATATGATTGTGCGCAGCGACATTGCGGAACTCTGGGCTCTACGCAATCCTGGCCTGGATGTGCAAGTGGTCAAGCATGACTACAAAACTCGTATGCCTGTAAAATATCTAGGAGCAAAGAATGAAGACTATCCTCGTAAAAATTGGAGTAGTGTTATACTGTGGAATTGTAATAGCTTTCCTAACCGGGCTCTTACTCCCAAGTTCGTCCAGCGTGCCACTGGTAGCGAGCTCCACCGCTTCTCGTGGATAGACGATGATCGCATTGGCGAATTGCCCAAAGAATGGAATTGGTTAGACGTTGAATACGACGCAAACCCCAATGCAAAACTGGTACATTATACCTTGGGCACGCCGTGTTTTCACGAGTTTGCCGATAAAGGCAGCTTTGCCAATGAATGGCACCAAGAAAGAATTCATACAGAATATTGCCAACAACACTTATCAAATGACCAAACTTAAATTTACAGTAGTACATCGTGCCGACCGCAACAATGTAGGCGACCTTGCCAGTAATCCGTTGCAGTATTTCCTCGAACCAGAAGAGTATCAAGTAGTTGATATTACTAATATAAAAAATACTGCATACGATCCTACACTGCCGATGGTTGTAGGTGGGGGTGGCTTGATTGCTAACGAGTTTTTTAATGATGCCATTGAATCGGTATTGCCGTCAGCTGATTTATATCAATTAATTCAAATACAAAAACATAAATGGGATCTGAGAGATCCGGCAAATAAAAAATCACATAAGGAATTTATGTTTGCCCATAGAGAGTTTATTAAAAAATATATGATGCAACTTGCGCCTGCACAGGCCAAACGATACATATGGGGTGCAGGGCATAACGGTCCGTTGGATAAACGTGGCGATGCGGCAGTTGAATATCCAGATTGGCTCATGAAGTTTGACGAAGTTGGTATCCGCGACTGGAATCAAAATCAGCCATGGGTGCCGTGTGCCAGTTGTATGCACCCGGCATTTGATGAAAAATATGCAATTAAAAATGATGTTATATTTTTTGAACATAAAAAACAGTTGATTAAAAACTTCGGCAATGACAGTATACCGCGGTTTGTGAATTCTGGAAGCAACATAGATCAGTCTATTGAACTCCTGGGCAGTGCTAACATAATTTTAACCAATAGTTATCATGGCGCTTATTGGGGTGCGCTGTTGGGTAAGAAAGTTATTGTAGTCGACGCATGGAGTAGTAAATTTTTAAATATGAAACATGTTCCGTATATGTTAAAGCGCGATGGTGACTGGAAAGATGTAGTTGATGATGTTATAATAAGTGACCATGCTCTAGAAGAATGTCGGCTTGCTACTACGGAATTTTGGGAAAAGATTAAATGAAATTAATAGCATATCTATCAACTATTCCGCCGAGTAAAAAAAGTCAGCATAAATTTGAATTGTTAACAAGATTTGTCAGTGGAGTAAACGCATACGGAGACACTGGCGTAGTTAGTTCATCCCCAGTTCTGAGCAACTGCGAAGTAGCATTTATACAAGGATGGCCGCATGCCACCGGAAAACAAGGTACCCACAATCTATTTAGATCAGCAGTACACGAATATCAGAAAAAAAATAACAATAGATTACTTGTAGTAGATAGCAACTTGTTTAACTATCGTGGCAAAAATGAGTATTCTAGATACAGTTTCGACGGAGTTTTCCCGAACACAGGGACATATTTCTGGGATAATCCAGATCCTGCTCGCTGGCAGTCTATAAGTCGCAACACTGGCATTGGGTTGAAGGATTGGCGACAAAATGGCAAACATATATTGGTGTGCTTGCAGCGCAACGGCGGTTGGAGCATGGGCACATACGACATAGTTGATTGGGCTACAAAAACCATTGCCAAACTGCAACAAGCAACAGATCGCCCTATTGTACTGCGACCGCATCCAGGAGACAAAGCCGCAAGACAACACATCGGTAGCGTTGATCATTTTCGTAATGTATCATTGTCTCGGCCTGATTCTACACTAATAGACGATCTCCGAAACTGTTGGGCTGTGGTAAATCACAATTCCAGTCCCACTGTAGGATCTGTAATAGAAGGATATCCAATTTTTGTCACTGATCCAGATCGTAGTCAAGCTGCTGCTGTGGCCAACACAGATCTAAGATTGATAGAAAATCCCGCTATGCCAGATAGACAAGCATGGATAGAACGCATTGCCATGTGCCATTGGAATCACACAGAAGTCGTGTCAGGCGCAGCCTGGCAACACATTAAAAAATATATCTAAATCCAGTGTTGCGCCACCAATGGATGATGCAGCATAGTGCTGGGTTTTTGATTATTTTTTCTAAAATGTAATATTTTAACCAATTCAAGATTGTCTAACTGTCGTTTATGTGCAATCTGCATCCACTCAGTAGGTAAGAAATCAGTGAATAATTCATGGTCAACATGCTGGCTTATCAGTGCTTGATCACCGTACAGCGGCACCTGGCCATACAAAGATTTCCAGTGGTCCAATGGACGAGATTGATATATTTCCCATAAGTGACTGTGGTCACCTTGCCACCACATCATGGCACTTGAGTGAATGTGTTTGTCTGCTTCATACCACATTACAAAAGTTTTGGATTGGCAAGCTGAAACAATTTCATCTATGTTTGAACAAATTACAGTGTCAAGATCCAGATACAGCACAGGTTCAGAAAACACCCCAGGCTTGAACAACTGTAGTTTTGCCCAAAATCCTGTACCAGTTGCATCCAACGGGATTCGGTCAACTGCAACTTCACAGTCACTCAGACACACAAAGCGGTGGGGCACTGTTAAGTTTCTTGCCACTGCTCTCTGCAGTTTGGCAACCCATTCTGCATCATAATTTACTTTGCCGCCGTGTCGCAGTACGCATACAACATTAATCACAATATTTCTCAAGCACCAGTAATCCAGATCCACGATTGCAATGTTCAACTATGTGCCATTGGTGATTTTCCGACAAAAAATCACAGGCCGCCTGAAACACACCAGGCCAATCAGTGGTATCATGAAAAATAATATATCGTTTAACTTTGTTACTGTGTCGGGCCAGTTCAGCAGCAGTGTGCTTTTTTTTATGCACAGTATCAATAAACAACAGGTCAGTTGGTTCTATGTCTACGGCTAGACTATCACCTATGATGAATTCAAAATCAATTTGATGTTGTGTTGCATGTTGGTTAAGTCTGTCCAACACTGTGAGATTTTCATCAGTGATGTCATAGCTACGCAATTTTTTTGGATTGCCAGCCAAGAATGCAGCAGTACTCAATCCAGTGTACACTCCAAACTCTACAATGCTGTCAACTTTGGCCGCGTATTTTGTGTATGTGTCAAATCGGCTAGGACTGTCGCCTAACCAATCAGTTGGAGTTATTTTTAAAGATAAAAAATCATCTCGTAGTTGTGTTATAGTTTTCATTTTTTCATCCAGTATACACCTAATTTACTTTTTCTACTTTTAAGGTAATGATGTTTTATATAATGGGACCAGGTGTCCATCACTTCTGCATGGCTCCAGTCATCCTTTACATGCGCCTCGTAAGGGTTGTCGTATGCATGTTCGTCTTGCGGCATGTGTACAATTGGAATGCTCGCAATCAACACATCCGAAACTGACAAAATTTTATCTACCAATGTCATTGCCTGTTCTTTTGTGATATGTTCCAGTACATCTCCGGCAATTACAACACTAACAGGTCCCAGAGCTTCCCAATTTACTTCACGCACATCTTGATTAATAATTTGATCGTATCGCTGTTCTAGATTGTATTTTTTTATGTATGGCTCCCATACTTCTATACCAATCCAATAAGCAGAGTTGCAGCAGTTGTGTTGTTCTTTAATGAGATTGACGTAGGTACCAGACCCGGGTCCAATGTCAACAATTTTTGTAATTTTTTCATGGTGTTCTTGAAACCACGCAAGCGTTTCTGATTTACCTGTTTTTAAACTGTATGACATTGATTAATTTTCCTTATCCCAAATTTTAGTTTTAATGAGGCTGGATCTACCGTGTGTTCTTTCTCTATCCTGTGCCTGTCCCATCATGTAATTATGTATTTGAATTTTTACTATGTATTGATTTATTGCGTTGTCTGCCGGCAGGAATGATTGATGATAAAAATCTACAAGTTTCTGTGCAGCATGTGGTTTTATTGCATAGCCGGCGGCGCCGGGAAGGCTGCTGCGTTGATAGTATTCAGCTGTGGGATCACCTGTAGGAGATTCTAAATAATGCTTGTATTTTTCCATTTTCTTAGTATGACTACTAGCCAGAATCAAAACATCAGTCCATTCAACCGGGTAGTACGGGCGAATTACATGAGCATCGTCTTCCCATATTACAATGGGTTGATCAGAGTTTGCACAAAGTTTCCATAGTCTGTAATGACTATCAAAACATCCGACTATGCCCGGAGTTGTGCGGTCTTGCTTGCACTGATCCAAAAACGGTACATCGGGTCCTTTAAACCCCCAAGGATGGCACTGTCGATTATTTTTTTGATATTGTATCAGTGCTTGATCTCCGTAAGAGCCTTCAAACAATTCGGCTTCTATTTTAAAATTAGACAGTTCTTTTTGTAAACGAAGGCCACTATTCAAACTTGCAGGAATATTACTTAAACAAATGATGTAGCTTTTCATTGCCAATACGCCTCTGTTCTTTTAATTTTTAAATCGCTTAATTTACTACGACCCAATGACTTGCGATCACCTTTCAAGTGATCTAGATAGGCACCCCATTCACTGTTGATCAACGGATGGCCTTCGCCCGAAATCAAATGGCTACTCCAATCGTGTTGTTCCAACGTCATTGATTTACGCACAACATCAAACACAAAACTGTCGTGCCATTCTTTCATGGTGAATATTCCGTTGTCTGCATCGTCGTACACACGCTGAAACTCTTTGAGAAATTTTGATGTGGCCGGAGAACGCAGATTCATAGCATACAACCCGCATTCGGTGTATTTGCCTTTGCGACCCAAGAAACAAATGTCAGCTGCGGCGGGACACAAATTGTGTAATTGCGCCATCGAGATAGGACTATGACACACAGTGTCAGCATCCATCCATATCAGCCAATCAGTTGCAGCATGGGCAGCAGCAAATATAGCATATACTTTGTGAGCAAAGCGTACAGCATTCCATTTGAATCCTTTGGCAGCGTCTTTGCGGTTGTTTCTTGTGGGGTCAGCAGACACATCACCATTGGCCTTGGGAACACCGCGCCATTTTGTTTTGAATGCCACTAGTTCTGGACTGTCCCGATGCAGATCTAACACACGCAAGTTGGGTGCAGATTCAACGACAGTGCAATCTTCAGCATACACTATCAAGTCAACTTCTGCAGGCCATGTGTTCAGGAATGTTTCGATCATTCTTTTGCCGTATTTTTTGTAGCCAGATGCGTTGAATGTGGTGACCACAGAGAATTTACGACTCATTGTTTTCCTTATAACTAAGTGTATATTTAACCGGGTATATTATGAGAGTAAGTATTTTTGACCAATATGGCGCACTCAACAGCGGGCCTGTGTTTGACGCCATTAGAACAGGTCTTGACCAACTGGGTATCAAGCATAACAACATGGACAGTTCGGCAGATGTTGCTGTTATCTGGAGTCAGTTGTGGCACGGCCGCATGAAGCACAATCGTGAAATATGGCAAACATTTAGAAACAGCGGAAGGCCTGTGATAGTGGCCGAGGTGGGCATGCTGCGGCGCGGCAGCACATGGAAATTGGGATTGAACGGAACCGGCAGCACTGCTTATTATGGCACTGAGTTGATACCAGGTCGTGCAGCCAACCTACGACTGACAGCCAAGCCCTGGACCAACACTGGATACAATATTGTCATTGCAGCACAGCGTTCAGAAAGTGAACAATGGGCTGGACAACCGCCCACTGTGGCCTGGCTGACAGAAACTGCTGGCAAGATTAGAGAATATACAGATCGACCCATTGTTATACGGCCACACCCAAGACAGCGTATAGGTGCAGTGCCAGGTTGTGTTATACAAATGCCCACGCCGGTTCAGGGAACCTATGATAACTTTGACTATGATCGGTGTTTGGCCACTGCGTGGGCTGTGATCAATCACAACAGCGGACCTGGCTCACAAGCAGTGTTGGCCGGTGTTCCGGCGTTTGTCAATTCAACCAGTTTGGCTGCACCAGTGGGCAATTTAGATCTGTCCCGTATCAACGATCCTGCCAGACCAGATCGTACAGCATGGCTGGAACAGCTGGCACATACCGAATGGTATACAGAAGAAATTGCCTCTGGTTTACCGCTTGGCCGTTTATTGTTGCCCCATCCGGGATAAACTTTTATCAATCCACTGTAGCACAAGGTCTTGTTGCCGTATCATACCGTGGCGCTGTATACTGGTCATTGCTGTTTCTGGCAGTAGATCCTTTTCTGCCAATTCATACCATGTGGTAGTGCTGTATGGCATAGGAGCATGGGCACTCTTGTAGGCAATCACATGTATAAAATCATCGTCTGGCCGCTTTAGAAAAAAGCCCGAATTGCAATCCCACCCATTCACTGCCAGCATGTGAATCAAACTGACCACTGTGTGATGATAATAGCATCCAGCGGGCTGCACAAACGACAGTTGGCGAATGTCCATGTTGGTGGTCTGCGGAATTGCCATTACCAACATGGCGCCATCTTCGGCAATGCTGTTCCATTTACCTAGAGTTTCTAGTGGATTTACGCAATACTGAAAAGCATCGTGACACCACAGCACATCAAACTTTGTCTTTTTTGGTAGCCGGTTGACTTGTTCAAAGTCAATCAGTTGATGCGTGATATTTGGATATTTTTTAAACATCGATGGTGCGTTGGCAATGTCAACTCCGGTGCAACGAATGTTCAACGGTTGCGGCGCATCCTCTCTGGTGGTTCTAGTTGCCCACCATTCTAGATCCATACCGCTGCCACAACCAAGATCAACCAGTGTACCAATGCTTTCCATGAAGTCATCATACTCGGCCAATGTGTTGAGAGTTTGTAAACTGTGTTCGTGCCGTTCTTGGTCGTTTCTAAATGTCATAGTTGTATGTCTTCCATCCCAGCAGCTCGTAATCTTACCACATGTCCCAGCATGAAGTTTTTACTTTCCATGGCTTTCATAATGCCCAAGTAACGATTTCTCAAGTAGGCCACTTCGTTGATGATAGTTTCAAAGTCAATCACTTCGTCTTCGCCATCCACATATTTTTCAGCATCTCTGCTGGTCAATGCTCTAGCATATGCTTCGAGATATTTTTGAAAATGTTTTCGACGAATCTTGCGTAGCTGTATGTTGAGATGATTTAATACTGCTTCAATTTCTTGAAGCTGATTAAATCTATGTTCTGTAATGCCCGGCAGTGCTGAGATATTTCGTTCAACCATGCCGCCAATGGCGCAATCACGGCGTGCAGCAGTGAGTTCTTGCTCAAAGTGAGCAATGAAATCTGGGATTGCTCCCAGATCACTAGTGACACGGCTGAGCCACATGATTAATCTTCGTACTCGGACTCAATATCATCGTCTTGATCAAAGTCTTCTTCTTCGGGCTCGTCGTCGAGATCCTTGATATACGCGGCCAATGCTGCTTTGACATCCGTGTCGCCTTTGAATGTGGCACGAATTTCGTCCGGGGCAACGTCATTGTCAACCAGTACAGAAACCAACACTTCTGCTGCTTCTGTACGATCAACTGTGTTGATGTATCGTTTTAGTTCATTCCAGATTTCACTTGATAGGTCTACTGACATGGTTATTCCTCCGTTGTTGTTTCGAGTACCGGTTTTTCTTCTTTCTGATTGGCAAAGTCCGCCATCAGTTTATCTAAACATCCGCCTTCATTGGCTTCCCACTTTTTGCGGAACTGTTTGATAATTTCGCCGTCGCTGGTAACAAGTACCAAACTGTTGCCTTCTTTCTTGAGAATCTCTTTCTTCTCTGCCAGGTCAACCAGTCCCGAATGCGGACTCATACCAGTGGAGTAAGGGATCTTGACCTGCATGCCTTCAAACGGTTTGGCATAGCGTGTTTTCATCACTTTGCAACCGGCACGGATGCCCATGACATCAGTGATCTTGTTGCCATCTTCATCTTCTTTGAGTTTCATTTTTTTCATGGCAACCACGATTGAACTTGCGTAGATAAAGCCTTGTCCACCGGAGATCTTGTCATCAGGATCAAACATGTCTTGACTGGCATAGGTATGGTTTGTGGCCACCAAGCCCACATTGTAACTGCCAAACATGTTGACAGAGTTACGAACAAGACTTGTCAGTGCTTTGGGCTTACGACCCATGTCACCTTTCATGTCACCGGCTTCGAACTGATTGACATCAGTAGGAGTCAGCAACATGCCCAATGAGTCAATGACCCACAGAACTTTCATGCGTTCTTCTTCTGGTAGTGCTTTGTAGTCTGTCATGAATGTGGAGATTGCTTTGGCAACATCATCAATCATGCTCATGTTGAGTTTGAGCAACTTGTCTGGACCCGTGTTGACACCAAGTGCGTGTAACCAAGATTCGTCAAGTGCGTTTTCTGTGTCAACAAGAATAACAAAGATGCCTTGATCCTGTGCGTTCTTTACAATGTTGCCACTGCAAATATAACTCTTGCCTGCGCCGGATTCACCAGCAAATACAGTAACTTTACCCAGTGGAATGCCTTTGTTGAAGTCTCCTGAGATTAGATAGTTGAGTGCATAGTTGCCTGTGCTAATCCAGTCTGTGGGATCATTGAATCCAATGCTGAGTCCTTGGATGCTTTTTGTGATGTCCTTGCGGAACTTTGAGATGTCAAATGGTTTTGCCATGATTACTTTCCTTCTTTGAGTGTATATAATTCTGTAAAAATTTTACTGCTGTCTACTTCACGCCGCTGATCCATTATTGCTAATTGATCAAACGAATTTGTTAAATTCTTTTCAATTGGTTGCGTTATATAGTGTAGCATGTTCTGATAACTGTCTTCAAGTAGATATCCAGGATTCTCATTGATTCGTGATTCTAATTTTAACTTCAATGAGTTTAACACATTTTCCGGTAAATGTCTAATGTTTAGGTAATCAGGGCCTAGCAGTGCTCCAATCACAAAGCTATTGTTATGAAATCCCAATCCTTTTAAATAATCTACACAATCAAAAACACTGTCATGATTTAGCAAAAACCATAACATATTAAAACTTATCTTATGATCTAGTTTTCTAATTGTGTTTAGATTATCTAAAAAATCCTGCCATCGGCCACCAAATCGTATGTATTCAAATTCATCTTCAGTAGTTTCTACACTTACGGTCCAATGGACATTTTTAAATCTACAAACAGCATCAAACACTCCAGTATCTACCTTGCTAAGATTAGTGTTTATCCTAAGATTGACATCGGGATTCAATTCTTGAAGTAATTCTAAATTTTCCTTCATCAGCAGCGGTTCGCCGCCGGCAAGATACACATGTTTGAGTTGTTTAGCATGACGATAGATGTATTCCCGAAAGTCTGACAATTGTTTATCAGCCGGAGTTTCTATTTTGATATTGAGTTCGTTGGCCCATTTGCTACTGAATTGTTCACTACAATATACACAGGCAAAATTACACAAATTGGTCCACCGCACGTCAATGGTTTGTAAGTCAAAATTGCCGGGCCGGTAAGTGTCCAGTGGCGTTTTTTTAAATTCTCTTATGTAAAAAATTCTATCACTGATAATGTCAAGCCCTTCTTTACCATGTTCTAAATCATAACAGGTATGACAACCAGCTGCCGATTTGTTATTTGTTATGTTTGTTTGTTTAGTTACATTGATAGGGCCCAATAGTATTTCTTCAATTGGTGTTTTTTTAATATTTCCTAGCAGTCCGGTTGCCGTGTCACTGCGAATACAATTTTTAACTTTGCCATCAAAATTGTACATTAGCCCTGTCCACGGCATAGGACAAAAATGTTTATTTGTTAATACATCTTTTGGTGTCATTTTAAATGGGTCCTAGTGATATGTCTGGAATCACTAAATTATTGTTTTTGGCTGTATCGAGTAAGTTTATCAATGTTCTTGCCCAATTGTCTACATCAGCGGCTGGCGGCACAGTTTTGTCCGCGCTGGTAGCTATGTTACCGGGCCTGACAATGGTAATTTTTATTTTTAATTTACGATTGCGTATTTGTTTTACTGCTTCTTCGAGTGCTATTTTCTGCACACGATAATGATCCATATCTAACCCGGTCAATGGTGACACAGGCTGTTGTGTCATTATGGTCGAAATTACCAAAATATGTTTACCGGTTCCTGCCCAGCGATCGGCCATTTCAAACAACAGTTCAGTTTGTGCATACCCAGCTTGCGCATTGTTAATGAACATGTCACAAGGTTCAATTTGATCACAAATTTTAGGTATGTTGCGTATGTTATCGCCATGTCTTTTGCTGAGACCAACAATTTCGTGGCCTTGCTTGGTCAGTTGACCACTCAGCGCCATGCCAATTCCTGCGGTATGTCCAGTTACTGCTATTTTCATTGTAGTAGATGCAATGGTTCGTTATGGAATGTAAAACTGGCAACGATTCTAGGAAATTCAGTTGCATGTGTCAGTTCTACACTGTGTTCAACTTGCGAATTGAACACAATTGGAGCAGGCATATCTTGTAATTCTTCAACCAAATTGTTATCAACATACCAACGATTGGACCAGCCTTGAGTGTTGATTACAGGAAAATTCATTTTTGCTACAACTGGTAACTCGTCAATATGGCGAGATAAATGTTTGTTGGTTTCAATTATGGTAATGGCTGCATTTCTTGGTACTAGTTTGTTCTTTTTAAAAAACTCAAACAATTCTGGCACATGAACAAGCACTGCGTTGCAATCAATAAAATTCCAACCAAAATTTATTTTTTCTAATAGATCCGTTTGAGTCTCTAAGAAGTTATAAATCTTATCAGCAATGACCTGTGCGTCGGCGCACTCTACTAGAGTATAATATTTCATTCAATGCCCCTGAGTTCTTTTTGTTTTTGTATGTATTTGTTTCTTGCTGCTATGTCTGTATTGTCCACTGACAATTCATATGGGTGTTTAAGATAGGCATAGCTATGATCTATATTATGATCCCGAGCAAATGCCTGTATGTTAGGCAAGTCATTGACATTTAATACACTAACAGTGGTCCATAGATTTAACTTGACCGGCATACTTTTGTATGTTATTAAGTTTTTATAAAAGGTATCCCATGTTATTGGCCAACGCATAAATTCATGCATTGACTCAATTCCGTCGCAACTCACAGTGACTGTGACTTCTATTCCTTTGGAGACTATATCTGTCAACTCGTCTAACACCACATTGCAATTTGTATTGAGTCTCAGTGTCTTTAAATTTGGTGGAAGATTTGCAAGTAATCGTTTGTAATTTTTACTGTAGCTGGGCTCGCCGCCGTTGATGTCCAGATGTACAATGCGTTCTTGTGGAAGATTCCAAAATTGATTGCTGTTGTTTACTATGGGAAAATTTTTCCCGGCCAGTGCTCCGATACGAGTACTGCACTCTGGATTACACGTCTGACATGCAGCATTGCATATATTATCCAGCACACCACCTACTTGTAAGTAGTCTCTTTGTGTTTCTGCTTGATCAACTTCGATGGCATACATTCGTATACTGCTAAGATTTTTTTGTTCAATCTCCTGGCAACGATGACATTCTTTGGGCCAAATATCTTTATTAAATTGTTCTTGTATATTACTCAACCAGGAACTAGAATCCATTGCTTCCAATGAGTCGAACTGTGCCGGATCAATCATGTGTCCGCAACGACTTATTGTTCCGTTTGAATTAAATCGAACAAAATGATCAAGCCTGGGGCAATGCATAAGTTGATTTTAATATTTGTTGGCTCCGTCCAATTACATACTTGTATGCAGTGGGGTCAGTGTTGTTTATATGTTGCAGCAGTTGACCAAAGCTCATTGACTTGCCGATGCATCTGAATAAAATTGTATCGATTCGATGATGCATTTCATTGTTTTTTATTTCATTAATCTCGGTAACAAAATCAGCAGACGCTGGTGTAATTCCGCTAGGCTTTTTATGAAGCGTAGTTATTGTATGAACATCATCCATTGATATAAAATTTAATTTTGTATCAGTATTTAAAAATCTTGCCAGGTTAACTAACCATAAAAATTGAGAGCAATAGTGACGGTTCAAAAACAAATAGTTTTGGGCAAACCATTGCACCGTTTTTTGATCAAGACCAGGATTGTCTCGTAAGACGAGTTGTATAAATGTATTGATTCCAGATATCAAACGATCTTGTGGTTCTCGTAAAATTACATCAATGCTATTAATTTTGTTAATTTGTTCGTTTAGACAAGTGCGCCATTTATTTTTTTTGGCCGCAACCGATATACTCGAACTACAATTTTTAAAAATTGGGTAAACATACCGCTGTGAGGGTATAATTTCTATTACCTCACAGCGGTCTGGAAATATAATGCAATCTAACTGCGATAGCATTAATTTACTTTTGTTGACGAGCCCGAATCATGGCCAAAATGTCTTCGGCCTTCTGTGTTGATTTTGGAGCAGCAACAGGTTCAGCAGCAAACGATTTTTCTGCTACTTCAACGTCTTCGTCAAAGTCTGATTCCGCAGCGGGCGCTGCTTTTGCCGCAGGTGCTACATGAGCAGCAGGTGCCGAATCAGAACTGCCTGCTGGCGCGGATACGCCTGCTGGACGGAAGTATGCGCTCCAACGCTCGGCATCGTAGGCCTGTCCATCAACACTGGCTTCGAACATTTCCTTGATCACCTTAACAGCGGCTGCATCTGGTTTCTTGGGCAAGAATGTGCTCAAGTCCCACAGACCATTGGTGTCAATGGCTGCTTGTTCTTCCTCAGTCAGAGCAGATTCTTTACGAGCCCACTTTGATGTGTTGTAGTCAGCATATCCACCTTTGGATGTTTTTGTGATACGGAAATCCAAGCCACGCAGAATGTCAGTTGGCATTTCTTCCAGTTCTGGATCCATTAGGGCACCTTTGATGATGGTGAACAGTTGTGGACCAATGATGAATCTACGGATTGGATTTGCCGGAGTTTTCTCATCGGCCATTGGATTTTCACGCACAAAGCCTTGGAAAATGTAACTGCGTTTTTTCCAGTACTTACGGCCCATGTCTTCGAGACTTTTGTCTTTGAACCAACCGCGAACTTCGGTCAGCACTGGACAAGTTTCTTGCCACATTTCCATACAGGGAATCTGCACATATACCTGTTTGGATTCCATTTCACCTTTGATACCATTGAATGGCAAACGAATCATTGCTCGTTCTTGCCAAAAGAATGTGTTCTTGGTGTTGCCGTCGGGGAGGAAACGGAGTGTAGTTGATGATCCTTCTTCCATGTTCCAGTGTGGATAAATTGCGTTATCGCCACCAGTGGATGAACCACCTTTGTTGTTACCTTCGGATGCTGCGAGTCTTGCTCGGATTTCTGCTAGTGATGTTGCCATTTTAATTGCCTTTCAAAGTGTTGTAAAATGTTTTTAAAGTTGCCTGTGATACTAAAGAAAAAAGCGTATGCACTGATGTAGTGTACACGCTTTTAGTGTTAGCGTCAAGAGTATTTATGACGCGGTTGTTCTAATGACAAATTTACATTGGTCTAATCATTCCGGACAGTTGTTTGAGTCTGGCCAGCACATCCTGTTCAACATCATCAAACTTTTGCAGTTTGCCCGAATGTCCGTATTGTCCGCTCAAGGCCGAAAATTTGTCCTGATTCTCAACCACGGCCTGTTCGTCTTCGCGGAACAGGTCACGCAACTTGTTTACGCCTTGTGCGCTGTACTTGAGAGCACGATCTGTAGTTGCCTGAATTGGGTCTTGTCGAAAACCCATTGGTTTTATGTCTGAAAATTTTTCATCTTTGTAATCAACGCGACCCGGAGTGGCATCCATGCCATGCTGTGTATGCTGGCCTTCGTCTGTTTCTTCGCTACCCGACATTGCATCGCCCACAGCACTGCCCAGTCTAGAACCTGCCATTGCGCCGCTGGGTGTTTTGGTAAGTGCTGCGCCAGCAATTCCGCCCACTAAACTACCAACCGGACCTTCGGCTACTGGTGGTGTTTGTTTGAGTTTTTGCGCCTTTTTATACTCTGCGTCTGGATCTTTAAATCCTTCATCGCCTAGTTTGTGACCAGCGTAGGCGCCTGCGGCTGCGCCAGCCAATGTACCCAGTGCTGGCACTACACTGCCCAGTGCTCCGCCTGCTAGGCCGCCTGCAATTGCACCTTTCCATCCTTCGTTCACACCAAGATGATCAGCCAATTTGTCACTGACCCAGTTGAATGGATCACCTGTGCGGGCTTTGGCAATGCCGTATGGCAGTTCTCCTGCGTCTGAATAGTAGTCAAACAGGGCTTCATACAGGTCGGAATCCAAGTCGTGGCCTTGTTCGAACTGTTTGACTTCGTGTTTGAAACGATTCAATATGTGATCGATTGTTTCGCCTGCTTCGTCCAGCACACGGCTTTCGGCCACCGGGATACCAGCATACTTCAGTATGGTGTTGAGTTCTGTAGATTCTGCCACTGGTTCATCCTTTTTTGTCAATTGTGATGCCATATTACCAAATGCATCTGCGCCAGCATTGCTTGGAGTTTCGTCTCCGGGTTTGATCTCTTGGGCTACTCCAGCGTCGATCAAGTCAGTTGCAATGGTAGACATAACTTCTGCTGGTTGTACGTCTACTGCGTCATCGGGCAATTGCTCAATGGCAGTTTCATAATCGCCGCCATCTCTTTCAAACTTCCAAACAGCTGGTGGTACAATTTGTGCAGCTGGAGTATTTCTAACATGCTTCATATATTCCAGTGCATCTTTAAAAGACATGCGTACTCCAAACTCTTTTTCAATTGACGATACTATTGTATTTTTTATCTTGTCACCAATGATAGGAAGTTTTGAACCCATTATAATAGTTGCCAGCATTACTTTCCAACTTGGTAATTTTGACATTGCCGAATCAAGTCCAGCAGCAGTTGTTGGACGATTATCAGCGTCTAAGTCGCGCCCTAGGTCAGGGTTACTTAACGCTTCTTCCCAATCTTCTTCAGTTTTTAATATTTGGATACTGCCGCCGCCTTTTTGTGGTCTTGGTCGATTCTGTGCAGCAACAGCAGCCGGACGGTCGCCGTTAGGCAAAGCGGGTGATGCTTGATACGGATCTGGTTGGCCTGCTGGTCTAGTAACTGATCCAAACGGTGTTTGTTGTGTAGTTCCGCCACTGGCTACAGCAGCAGCAGCATCCGGCGAGCTTGCATTGGTAAGTTTACCATCGTTAATTGCATCCAAGATGTGTTGTACTGTGGTTGTCATGCCACTGGTATTGCCCGTTGGTCGGCCTGTTTGTGCATTGAATGAGCTAGCTGCCTGACTGTCGCCAAAATGTTTCATTTCAATTTGACTTAGTCGTTTTGCCATAGCAAATCGTTGACTTGGAGCAACACCAAGCAATGAGTCTTTGACATGGTTTGACCATTCTTTAAAGTCTTCGGCTTCTGCTTTCCACTCACCAGCTTCGTCTAGCCCTTGTGTTGGGTTTGGTTGACGACTTGCGCTGCCTGCTGCTCGACCAAAAGGATTAGACACTTTTATTGGTTGTTCAGCATAGGCTGTACCATCGTCAGTTAGCAAAGCAACAACATCACCCATGCTTCTAATACCAAATGCTGCGGCAGGCACAAGTACTTGTGTTCCGGTTGCACCCTCTGGCGCCTTGGTATATGGTCCTGAAGGTGTATATGTGTTGTCTTTATAACCAATCAGAGATCGGCTAGGCATGCCCATTGTGGACACCACTTCTGCCCGCGGCAGATCAGGTGTTGATTGTTGGGACTCTGCAGATGTTGTTGACGGTACTAACTGTAGATACAGACTTTTCATTCTGGTATCTAATTGATTCTCACCCTCAGCAGTTTTAACAGTCAGTTGAGTAGGGCCTGGACCCATAGCAGTAATTGTACCGGTGCTCGGTATGCCTCTACCTATACCAAAACTCACAGTGTCCCCAACTTTGAATTTAGGTGCCTGTGTAGTAGGAGATTGTGCCGGCTGTGCAGTAGCAGGAGTTGCAGCAGGATTGCGTCTTGCATCCATTCTGGCTCTGACGTCATCTAACACGCCTTCTCTTAATGGAATGCCAGCATACTTCAGTATGGTGTTGAGTTCTGCAGATTCACTCACTGGTACCGGGTCTGCATTTTTAGCAAACATAGATTTAGCGGTATTTACAATATTGCCTACCCAACTTTCCACTACGGCTTCTGGGTTGGCCGCAGCTTGTGGTTCAGGCACTGTGGGTTCTAACGCAGCAAGTACTTCCATAAGGT